TAATAAGATATTGAAGTCACCAGGATCACTAGCGGTCATCAATTGATCTATCCACGTTTCCAATTGCTTAGATTCGTCAAATAGTTGATGAAATTGAAAATCAGCATAAAACTTACATTCACAATTAAACAATGGAAAACTTTGACCAGGAATAATATCCCCTTTAAAGTTTCTAATTTGTCCCTCATGTAATATTTGTTTACGATGACTATTAGTACCACCAGTATAAGCACCAGAACCAGGTGCTCTCATGAAATTTTCTCCATATAACTCTGATAGAAATTTGGAAACTTCACGTTCAAACCCACTTCCTTTGTTTTTACTTTTACTTGGCATGGTAATACTTATCTCTTGATTGTTAAATTTAAAAATTTTATGTCCAGTCAGTTATAAACTGATCTTTGACTTCTACATTGGGAAATAACCAACGTGATACAAAATCAGTTTGGTGTTCTGCCGTACAATTATGATCAGTCAACCATGATTCAATATCTTTCCAATTTGGTCCAACATGAACAATGTTGACGATTAATTCATTATCAGTATTAAAATTTATAACATATAAATTTCGTGATAACTTACTTATTTTAATTTTTTCATAATTTATTTTCATACCTGAGTCTCCATGGTAGTTTCATATGATGTGAATCCGCCCTCTTTAATAACTTTTAGAACACTGGATACACGATTTGTTAGTTCATCTCTGTGTGAGACAAGCCATACTGATTTGTTACGTCTACGTGACATATCTTTTAGTAGAGCAATACTATTTTCAACTCCAATAGTATCTAAACCATTATCAATCAACTCATCAACAAATAATACATTGATAGGACTATATAGTGATTCATATACATCTCTAAATGAAAAAGATAGCCCAAGGATCAGTCTATTACGCTCACCACGACTTAGATTATCAAAGTCTAGCTCACGACCTAGCTCAGTGATTTCAACTGTTAAATCATTCTGAAATACAACTGTGTGTGGTAACCCCATGGCATCCAAATAGAAAGACAGACGACTGTTCAAATAAGTTAAATTTTGTTCAATAATCTTTTTACGAACGAAAGATTTTTTGTTTGTCAACAAATCTAACAAGTATTCTTGATGTTGCATGACTCTTGTTAGTTGATTGATATGATCAAATGATACAGTTTGAATGGCTTCACGTTCCATTTCGGCGATTTGATCTATATATGGATCAGTTTCATCATGTTTATTGGCAATTTGATCCAATAATGAACTAACTCTAGATGAATGTTTAATTGCCTGATCTTCTGTATCATAATGAGTTACAGGTAACTCACCACATACAATCTCGTCAGCACTAATATCAATTATCTGTAGATCGTATGGGTCTTGTTCCTGACGTTTGTTCTCAATTTCTATTTGTAAATTCAATACAGTATAACCATGTTTAATGGCATCACTTTCATTCTTATAATGTGTTACTGGCGTAATATTTATAACAATCACCGAATCATTAAGTAATTCAAGTTGACTGTTAAGATCAAATATTCTGACTAACGATAAATCCAATGATTCATTCTTTAATTTTAAGACTGATTCATGATTATGATCATGAAAATCTTGTCCACATGCATAACATTTGTTTTCTTTTAGAGTTTTTATTTCATTTTCTATCTTCTCAGAGTTTTTGGTTTCTTTATCTAGTTCAAGTTTAACTCTAACAATATCTTTTTTTATAGTATTCTGATCAACAACTTGTTGATTGTATACGGCTAAGTCTTTATGAGCCTGCAATTCAGCATCAATATTAATTGAATTGAGTTTCTCAAGTTTTTCACTCAATGATTTGATATCATTGGATCGTGATTGTTTCCAACTTGTTTGTCTAGCGACTAAACTATCATAACGATTTTTCTTTTCTAGACAATCATTATAAATGGATAGGTCTTTGTGTGACTTGAGTTCTAGATTAATGTCAATCTTACTCAACTCATCATATTCGTTAACTAGTTTAGTTAAATCTTCATCATGTTTTGTTTTCCATAAACGTTGACGACGTTTGAGATTCTCAATCTGTTCACCAATACGTTTATTGGCTTCTTCAAGCGCACGTATACGATACTCTTCCTGTTGAATATCATCTTTGGTCTGTTTGTTCAGTATCTTAATGGCATCAGCTTTTTCAGATAAGATAGTAACACCCAATAACTGTTCAATGATAACACGTTGATCATTGGCTTTAAGTGATAGAAATGGTTCGTTGTAAGTATTCAGACCAACAATGTGTCTGAACATATCACTACTCATGTGTAAGACCTTTTCAATAGCGTCCTGAGTTTCACGACTGTCACCTTGACTGTCATTGGTCTCTTCACTAGCCATTTCTTGATCATTTACATAAAATTTCAAAAATGTAGGTTTACGTCCACGTTCAATTCGGTATTCAATATCATCTACTGAGAATGATAGTGTTACAACCATGGCTTTACCATTGGTTCTATTTATAAGATTGTCTTTTTTGATGTTGTTGATACCACCACCAAAAAGAGCATAAGATAATCCTTGCAAAATACTAGTTTTACCGGTACCATTTTTAGCCCCATCACCACCTAAATCTAGATTTTCACCTAGAATTAACGTTAGGTCTTGATTGTTGAAATCGACTGTTTGACTAACAGCGCCAATAGATAGAAAGTTCTTAAGAGTTAAAATACCAAGTGTAATCATATGTTCCTATAAATATCCAACAATAACTTCTTGTCAAATGTTCCTTGTTCCAAACTTTCAATTTGTGTTTGAATAATTGTATCCACGCTTTCAAATTGAGTATCTGAATTATCTGGATTATTGTCTGTGAAATCTCGTTTGATAGGAATCAATGTAAGTTCTCTAAGATGATGTTCTGGCATGAGTTTTTCACGAATGAAACTTGCCTCTTCAAACGAGATATCAATATCTAGATTGATTCTAACATAACTATCAGACAATAACAAGCCACTTGGATCATCCAATACATCACTTAAATTATATACACGATACTTAGGGGCATTAGGCCAACCAAAATACATGGGTTCTTTGTCCCATTCTAATACCATCATGCCACGTTTATCATCACCAGCATCGGCATAGTTATGAGGGAAGGCATTTCCAATATAGGTAATGTTATTTTTCTTTTGACGTTTGTGAAAATGACCACTAAATACGGCTTCATATCCATTTAAATGTTCACTTTGAATTTCTTTATAATCTGGCATTTGAATCATGGCATTCATAAAGAAATTTGGAAGTTCTAGATGAGAGAATACATATTTCCCTTTCATCTTTTTAAGACGTTTCCATTCATCTCCAACGATCCACGGAATGATAGTTACATCTCCCTGTGTGAACCATTCATCTATTATAATGACATTTGGAAGATGTTTTGCCCATTCTACTGAATGAGTATCTCTTTTATCTCTATAAAACATATCGTGATTACCCACGATAAAGTATATTTTATCAAATGCCGCACTTAACTTTTCAAGACCTCTAAGACTAAACTGTAGAGTTTGAATATTAATAGCGGCACGATTATGATGCCAATCTCCTAGAAAGAAACAAGTTTCACAGTTTTGTTTTTTAGCAGTTTCAATAAACCAATCAACGAAATTTGTACAATCCGTATTATGTTGTATTGAATTGTTTTTCAAACCCCAATGAATATCAGTGAATGTTGCTGCTTTTTTGAATAAATTTGTCATCTAGTGATTATACAGTATGAAAATTGATTAATCAATATTTTCGGAGTGATTAACCAATATTACGTCTTTTTTCTCTTTCGCTATCTAAACTATGTTGACGAGTGAAACTGGGATTTAACCCATTAGATTCCAAAATATCATCTCTAATGTTTTGAACACGTTTTTCTGTATTAAGAACACGACAGAAACTATTGGTAATAGCGGCTGTATAGTAGGCAAATGGATTTTGTGATTTAGCTTCATTGAAACGTAAACCAACGTATGTCAATTGTAAAATGGCTGCACCTCTCATCTCATCCACGTAAGTATAACCACGCCAATTGAATCTTAATGAATACTTTTCACATAGTTTCAAGTACATGTTAGCCAACTTATTTGTAATTTGACCATGATCTTTTGAAAAATCTCCAGTTTTCAAATCACCAACCCAATGACTTTTACCAACACAAACTAGTGAATTTTTATCATTAATTTTGAAATGTTGAAATGGAGGGAAGTTTAAACGAACGTGAACCATATTATCTAGACCCATTTCTTTTGCTAATCCTTTGTCTTCCAAATCTTCAAATAGAATATCTTCTGTTGGTTCAAAGTCAAAGATTTCTTTTGCTGATTTTGGTTTGGAATTCTTTCTTGGTTGTTTTGGAGCAACTGGTATATGATCCCAAGTCATGACTCTAAAAACCAAATCTGTATTTTTAATGGTTTCTGGGTCAATTTTTTCTGTTTTGATTTTTACACCATCTGGACCAACTACTTGACTCAATCTAGCCGCTCGATTTTCTTTAGCTTTTTGAATAGTTTCTGGTTTACTGGTATATTCCAAACTACGTTCTAGATTATTATTATCTTCATAATCTACAATAAAGTCATATTGATGATCATCTAGAGTTTCAAATTTACAATATGAATTTTTACTTGCATGTATTTCTTTTAAAATATCTTTATTGTTTAGATAGTTCTTTTTTGCTGGAATTTTTGTTGTGATCATATGCTCTTTAGGTTAATATGTTGCAATTATACAACACAAGGTTGTGTAAGTCAAGTGAATTGGAAGATTGGTGAAAAAATACGACTATTATTTTGCGCTAAATAGTAGTAGAGGTATTCTATTTAGGGTAATACCGGAGACAACTATATGGGCAATCTTACACAAAAAACTGCGAGCGAAATAGCTGCTTTAAAAACCAATCAAGGTGAGGCTATTAATGCGGCAAATACCATTATAAACAGTCCCAAGTATACTCAGACCGCAGAATTACTTGATCGTGCAAATAAAACGGCAGAAACTGCAGCAGCAGTGTATGCAGAAACATTAGCTAATAGAAGTACTACTCCTGAACAAATAGCGTCTGCTAAAGCGGCATATAATGCTGCTAGTGATGTTCGAACATCTCTAACTCAATCACTTACAGAAATGACTGCTCAGGCCAATAATTTATTGGCGGACGCCGCATCATATCAATCTTCTGTTGATAGAACCGCGGCAACTCAAACTACTTCTCCAGCGCCAACACTTGCTCAAGATCAGGCAGCTGCCACTGAGGCAGGTAAGATTGCGGCCTCTCAGGCGTCCCCAAATCCTCCGCCTGTTCTTGAACCTGTTCAGAATTTAGCGGATTTTGACCCTAATATTCCTACTCCTATAACTCAAGAAATTCGTTCAGAATCAACAACTAATAACTCTTCTCCATCTAACCAAGTTACCGGAATAGTTGATATAGGGGCGTTTGATCCAAATGTAACTACATCACGAGAGGATATCAAGACCGTATCAAATGACGAAGTACGTAATTTATTACGTAAAGATGCTGAAAATATAATACAAGAAAATCAACGTGATGTCACGACAGATGGAGAAATTGGCAATTTTCAAGCGGCTGATGCTCAAGCATCACAAGATCAACTAGTAGTTAATGTTACTACAGAAGGTATTAAGACTGTTGATCTGATATCTGGAACAACATATGATGCAGAAACAATTAATCCTGGATCTGACCCAAACATTCGTCCTGGTACTATCATATATGATGATGGTAGTAGTTTGTATTATGATCCCAATACAGGTGAAACAATTACTACTGATACTGATGGTAATACATCTAGTTCAATTTTAATACCAACAACTGATAGTACAGAAAATAATAGTCTTCTCTCTGCAACATCTACATTACCTAATAGAAATCAACAATCTGGTATAGGATCACCTAAAGATTGGCGTTTTAGAATGAGTTTGGCACCTAGTGCAAATTATCTATACAAAGCCGCAACTCCTGGAATTTTAAAACCATTACTGGCAACTAATGGAGTTATTTTCCCGTATAGTCCACAAATAAATGTATCTTATAATGCAAGTTATAGTTCTTCTGATCTAGTACATACTAATTACAAAATATATAACTATAAAAACAGTAGTATTGAGTCTATCGGTATTACTGGAGAGTTTACATGTCAAGATAGTGCTGAAGCCAATTATGTATTGGCGGTTATACATTTCTTTAAAAGTGTAACTAAAATGTTTTATGGACAAGATCAAAATCCTCCAAGAGGTACTCCTCCTCCATTAGTGTATTTAAGTGGGTTTGGGCAATATCAATTTGATATGCATCCAGTTGTTGTTACAAGTTTTACACATACATTTCCGGCTGATGTGGATTATGTCAATGCTTATCCTACTAATAATAGTGTCTCAATAGGTGGACAAAACATGGCTCCATATATGCCTCAAATTGCAACCTTCTTTAGTCCATTGGATAGACTAAGAACATTGGCTAGCAACATTGTACCTGGAGGTAGAGCACCACCACCAACATTTATTAATAGTAAGAATATTAATGAAGTAACTAGGGTGCCTGCAAAAATTACCATTCAGTTGACATGTTTGCCAATAATAACAAGACAAGCCATGTCCAATGCATTTAGTTTGCAAAAATATGCTAGTGGGGAATTGATGAGAGGAAGTGTAAATTTCGGAAAAACAGGCGGAGGTATTTGGTAATGAGTTACCCAACAAGCAGTCCTTATTATTTGACACCCGTTGTCAATAACGTTTATTTAGATATTATGACAAATAGACCAATTTTTAGTGATCCAACTGATGTGTATTGGGAAATAACGGCAACATATAATCTTAGACCAGATTTGTTAGCTAGTGACTTATATAATGACAGTAGATTATGGTGGGTATTTGCTCAACGAAATCCAAACAAATTAAAAGATCCATTGTTTGATTTTGTAAATGGTGTTAATATTTATATACCAACATTAGATGCTTTGAAAGCATCATTGGGAATATAATATGGCATTTGATCCAAATCAAACGTCTAACGCTTATTTGCCGGGTGAAGCAGAATGGGCTAGAAAGTCTGCGGCCGCGGCCAATTTGGCTGAAGCTGAAAGATTAAAGAATCTTAACTTGGATGATAATGTAAATTCTGGTACTCCTAATGCTAGTGCTAAAAGTCCATCAACAGTAAACATTTCTACACCTATTAATTCTGGACAAAAAACAGGAAAAAGTTTAGTTGATCAAAATTTTCCCGGCAAAAGAAAAGATAATCCATTAAGTTATTATAGTAGTTATACATATTCATTAACATTGTATATGGTTACACCTGAATTTGCTAATGAGTTCACCAATGGACCTGCATCTGGTGCATTGTTGGCAAAACGTGGAGGCACTAATCAAGTATTTGTAGTGGCTCAAAGTGGGGGTGTAAATACTAATGTAGATGATAGAGCAATAACTTTAAGTAAAACGTTGGGTAAAAACCAACAAGGACTTGATTATTTTATTGATGATCTTACATTTACAGCCGCGATGCCAGGAGGCCCTCAAGGACAAACTACTGCTAGTGAAATATACTTTAAAATTGTTGAACCAAATGGATTTACTTTTTTACAAGATTTAACTATTGCGTCAAATAATTTAAATAAAATAAGTCAAATATCAAAATCTTCAACCACTAAACCAACAGCTGCAGCACAACATTATATTATATCAATAAGATATTATGGATATGATTCTTCCGGCAGTTTAATGCAATCAACCACCGATAAAACTAATTTTTCTGATTCATCGGCTGCAGCAGAAAGACATATTCCCATTACCATTCGTAATATTAAGTTTAAACTTGACGATAAGGCAACTACATATTCATGTGAAGCATTGAACTCCGGAGAACAGGCGGGTTTTGCAAAATCTACTGGTATTGTAGAACAACAAACCAGCGTTTCTGGTAGTACAGTACAAGATGTTTTATTAGGTGGTACTGGTGGGGCTGTTGGATTACTTCAAGTTATCAACAATGTAAATAAAGATAAAAAAGATAAAAATAAAATAGTTGAAATACCTAATGAATATACAATAGAATTTATTGGAAAAAACAATCCAATTGCCAAATCAAATTTACTTGATGATAAAAGTTTTGATTCAAGAACATCTAAGATGAGTTCTGTATCAAGAACAGATGCATCAAACATTAGTGCTAGTTTCAAAGCAGTTACCGTAAATACAACGGCCAGAAGTTTAAGTATTGCGGCTGGAACTCCAATTGTACAAGCAATCGATAATATTATTATTAAAAGTGATTTTATAACTGGAGCTCTTACTAAAGTAAACACTAGTGCACCCGAATCAAAAACAGTCACTTCACCACCTACTAGACCACTACAATGGTATAGTATTAATCCAGTTGTTACTGTCAAAGGAATGGATTCAAAAACGAATAAATGGGCATATAAAATTACATATCAAATTGGTACGTATGATGTACCATATGCAAGAAGTCCTTATGTTGGGTCAAGAGTCAAATATCCAGGGCCATTTAAATATTATGGATATTATCTTACTGGAGAAAATACAGAAATATTAGAATATGAACAGACATATAATAATTTGTATGCCATAACTGCTGGTAAAACTACAAATGATGCGGAAATATCTCCTACTAATGTTAAAAACACAAATGTACCTTTACTATCTCAGCCATCTACCAGTAGTCCTGTTGGTGGTAAATTATTTCAAGGTAGTGAAATAAATGAAAGTGTTCGTGCGTCATTGTTTAGTCCTGGAGACAGAGCACAGGCAAAAATTAAAATATTAGGCGATCCTGATTATATAATGAGTATCATTGGTTGTAATCAAACTGCTCAAGCAATAGGAAAAACATCTGCCGAATCAGCAATTAAATTAATGCATTATGGAGCAGATAATAGTATTAATCCTTTTACTGGTCAAGTGTTTATACAAATTATGTTTAATCTTACTACTGATTATCAGAATAATGGCGTCATGGATATTAGCGATAAAATTCAATTTTATGATACCTCTGCAGTTGCAGATTCTGGAATTAAAGGTATAGTGTACAAAGTAAATAGAGTTGAGAGTAATTTTAGTAAAGGGTCTTTTACTCAAGTTCTTGATTTGTCAATCGTAGAAGCCAGTCAATTATTACAAGATGAAGATAAAAAAACAGTAGAAAGAACTACTGATACTACGGGCGCCGGCAGTGGAACTGCTAGAGAAGGTAATTTAACAGCCGCGGATCAAGAAGATGCAGACTTAGGCGCCGCCATAACAAATCAAGAAACCATTTCTCAAGTACAAAATTTTGAAAAAGAATTACCAGGCGCGGATGATGATAAGATAACAGTGGCAAATAAACAAATACAAACTGGAGGAATAGTTGAAGATACTGCTAGAGAAGTTTTTGGTAACGAATCAGTAAACGCGTTTGGTACAAATGCGGGAGGAGCAGCATTTTCTTTTAGTAGAAAAGTAGTAAGAAATAGACAAACATTGGCACCTGGACAACAGGCAGAGGAATAACATGGCACAAGATACCCAACAACGAACAGGGTCCCCTAATAATTATCAAAGTGATCGTGGCGGCGCCACACTTATTTCCGAGGCAGTTATTGGAATAGTTAAAAATAACGTTGACCCATCACATAGCGGAAGAGTTCAAGTATATATTGCAAAATTTGGTGGTAGTGATCCTAATGACAATAAAAGTTGGATTACAGTTAGTTATTTGAGTCCATTTTATGGAGTATCGGGACCAGGAAATAATCCAGCAGAAGGCGGGTCAGCAGAAGGTTACGGAAAGTTTGTTGGTAATCCTCAAAGTTTTGGATTTTGGTCAGGTGCACCAGAAATTGGCACTCAAGTTCTTTGTATATTTGTTGATGGTGATACTCAAAACGGATTTTATTTGGGTTGTGTTCCTCAGGCCGGTTTACTTAGTATGACACCAGCACTTGGTAGTAGTAAAGTAATTGTCCCTAATGACGGAGAAGCTAAAACATATGGTGGGGCGGATAGATTACCGGCCGGAGAAGTAAACACAACTAATCCTAATATTAAGAATAGTGGTACTATAGTAACTGATCCAAAACCAGTGCATAGTTATCAAGCAGCAATATTATTTCAACAGGGTCTAATTAGAGACAATGCGCGTGGAGTTATCAGTAGTAGTGCTCAACGAGAAACACCTAGTAAAGTATTTGGCATCAGTACTCCCGGCGGGCCAATATATGAAGGTGGATATAATAACAGTACTATCAAAACTGCAGCCACCGAGTCATCTAATCCAACAAAATTAGATGTGATTGGTAGAACCGGCGGTCATAGTTTTGTTATGGACGATGGTGATTTACAGGGACAAGATCAATTAACAAGAATTAGAACCGCCAGTGGTCATATGATAATGATGAATGATAGTTCTCAATCATTGTTTATCATTCACGCTAATGGTCAAAGTTGGGTAGAATTGGGTAAAGAAGGTACGGTTGATATGTATGCCTCTAACTCAGTTAACATTAGAACTCAAGGTGATCTTAACTTACATGCAGATCGTGATTTGAATTTACATGCCAATAGAAACTTTACATTATATGGTAAAAATCTAAACATGGAATCTGATAATGATATGAATATCAGAAGCGGTGCCAATTTTAGTCAATATGCTAGTTCAAATTATACAGTTAAAAGTGGTAGTGATCTGGCATTGTTTGGTGGCGGTTCTACTAGTTTAGCTGGTAGTGGATCTACGTATGTAAATGGAAAAAAGATATATTTAAACAGCGGAAATGGTGGTACAACACCAGCTGAAGTTCCAGTAATACCAAAAGTTAATCACCCAGATACAACGTATAGTACAGAAAAAGGATGGATGTATCCAAGTCCAAATGCTTTACTATCGGTTACCAGTAGAGCACCAACTCATATGCCTTGGATTGCAAGTGGAAAAGGTGTTGATGTTAGTGTTTCTAGCAGTACTAATAGTAGTACTTCGACAACCACTCCAGCGGTTGCTCAAGTAAATAATAACACTCCTAGTGTGCCAAAAAGTCCTACAAATGCTGCTATTACTAGTACGGTACCACCACAAAAGGGAAGCATCATACCTGATCTTAATGGATCGGCAGTTACTGCTCTTACTGGACAAAATGCTGCCTCTAACAGTACATTACCTAGTGGTGCACCTCCGGCAAAAGCAATTAAAGGAACCGGAACATCAGCAGTTGTCTCTCCAGTTACATTAATGCCATTAATGTTTGTATTAAATGAAACAATAACTGAAAATGGCCAGTCAGTTTCTCCTTTTGAACCTTCATCAAATTCTAAACGAGCAAATGGAGTTCTTGATGGACCAGGGGGTTTAACGTTAGAACAAGCATGTGGTCCTGGTATGGCAATAAAACCTGGTTCGCAAGAATTACTTCAAACTAGACTTGCTCAAGGTATGCCAATGGATAAAGCAATACAAGGTTTAGTAACTGGTAATCTTGGTGCCACTGACGCTTATAAATTATTAACTAATGTTAAAGTTCAAACTCAAATTATTGCTGGTAGTATCAATAATTCTGCTACAAGTTTAGTAAATTCTGGAATATTAACTGGTACAGAAAGTGCTGGTCAGGCTGGAGGATTAGTATTAGCCTCTTCTAATTTTGGTGTTAACGCTGTTACCGGAATAGTTAATGGTACTGTAGGAACAGTTACTGGAATTGCACAGGGAGTTACCAATGTTATAACTGGAACAATTGGGACAGTAACCGCTATTGCTGGTGGAATTTCAACGGCCTCCAGTAAAATATCAGATATGATGGCTGGAGGTAAATTTGCCGGACAATTAAGTGATAGTATTAGTAATGGAGTTACTGGATTAGCTAATAGTGTCTCTGGAGCCATTTCAACTAGTGTTGATAATTTAGGAAAAAGTTTATCTGGTTTAGTAACTGGACTAGAAAGTACATTAAGAGGTGCCTTCAAAACGGTAGAAGCATCATTTAAGAATCTTACTGCTAATACTCCAAATATATTAGGCGGAAAAGGTAATGCTAGTAGTGTTACTGATTTGACAACTCCCGGCGCGAAATATGAATCCTCACAGGCTGCATTGGATTTAGCACAATCTAAATATGATGATGCTAGAGCTGCATATAGAAATAATCCAGATGATATAAACTCAATTGTATTAAGTTCTGCTGAATCAGAATTATCTGACGCTAGAAAGAAAGCGGCTAGTGCATCATTAGGAATTATAACTGGTGGAGTAGATTCTGTTATATCTGGAGTTAGTAATGCAGTTAAATCTGCCACATCTACTATTTCAAATATATTTACGGGTCCTGCAACAACACTTAATAGCGGAATAAACTCATTACCTGGGGGTTCTGGATCAATCGTTAATACTGTCAGTGAAGGTAATACAAATGTTGTCAACAATGTTAAGAATAGTATTACTTCTTCCGCTAGTACAGTAACTGGTTCTACAACAGCATCAAATTCATTATCTAATCCAACTGGGTTAGTTGGAAACTTAGTTAATAATACTACTAATGTCGTTACTGGTGTTGTAGGCGGAGTTGTTAATACAGCCACTGGACTTGTTACTGGAGTTATAAATACAGCAACAAATTTAGTAACGGGAACAGTGAACGCCGCGGTAGGTTTAGTAAATGGAGTTCTTGCTCTACCAGGCGCAATTGTCAAGTCAATCACTGCAACAGCAAATGGAATATTAAGTAGTATTCAAACTGCTATAGCAAGTTTTGGTAACATGGGCGGGCAAATCAAGTCGGCAATTCAGGCTGTTGAAACTTTTAGTAAAACTGATATGACATCAAAAATTGGGGTTAATATGGGAGATCCAAGAATACCAATCCCACTAACACTTACTAAATCTTCATCTCCGGAAGTGAGAGATCAAGGAACAACTGCAAATGATTCAGCATTAGATCAACAGGCTAAATTATTACAAAAAATAAACGATATTAAATCACAAATAAGTCAGACTCGCGCCAAGATTCGTCAAGAAAATAGAGAAGATGCTGGTTTTCTTACTAAACTATCTACTTTAAATAAAATAGAAAGTTTAGAAAGAGATTTAGAAAAAGCCAATAAAGAATATCAAGCGTTAGTATCTAATCAGAATCAAGCGCCACCAGCGGACCCACCTCCAGTGACTGCTACATCAGAAGTTACACCAAATGGATGGAATGTTAGTTCTTCTAAAACGTCAATATTTGCAGATGGTAAAGGGGCAGTAGTAAATCTTACGCCAGAACAATTTAATGCTAGATATGGTAACAAATAAAATAAGGAAATAAAATGCCAACATATAAGGGATTTTCAACACAAAACGTTAATCAACCATTATCATTAGTTAGAGCTGGTGTATATGGCGGAGTGGGATCCATAACTGTTCAACCGAGAATAGGTAAAAAGTTTGCGCTTTCAGATCAAAATTTAGTAATTAGAGATTTACTTAATGCTCTAAGTATTAAACAAGGGGATAAAGTAGGACAACCAACTTATGGTACAACATTATGGTCTTATTTGTTTGAATCAAGTACACAAGACACTCAACAGGCAATTGAAGATGAAGTTCGTAGAGTTATAAATTTAGATCCTAGAATCATCTTGAACAGTGTTGGTGTATATGTTCAAGAGAATGGTGTATTATTACAAATTGAAATGGCGTTTAATCCATTTAATGTGGCAACTCAAGTTGATTTTTTCTTAAATCGATATGATGGGTCTATTCAGCAACTGGCTCAATAACTGATGATATTTTTTTGTGATAAATATATGATATTCCATGGACATTAATATAATGTGTGTTTACACGATCTATAAAGCAACTAATATTGTAAATAATAAAGTTTATATAGGATTTACTTCATTGACTTTAGATGAACGTTCATGGAAAATTTTAAGGACGGAAGAATAACATGGCAACATCATCTCGCCAAAGCGCGCTTTTTGGATTGGCTGATTGGAAAAGATTCTATCAGACTTATAGACAGGCTGACTTTTCATCATATGATTATGAAACATTACGAAAAAGCTTCATTGATTATCTGACTATATATTATCCAGAAACGTTTAACGATTACATTGAATCCAGTGAATTTGTTGCACTATTGGATGTTATGGCCTTTATGGGTCAAGGATTAGCGTTTCGTGACGATTTAAACACTCGTGAAAACTTTATTGATACGGCAGAACGTAGAGATTCTGTTATAAAATTAGCAAACTTAGTTAGTTATAACCCAAAACGTAATACAGAAGCCAATGGTTTAGTGAAACTAACTGCCGTTAGTACTACAGAAAGTATATTTGATATCAATGGAGTTAGTTTAGGAAATAATACTGTATTGTGGAATGACTCGGCAAATTCCAACTGGCAAGAACAATTTAATACTATTTTAAATGCTACATATGTTAATAGTCAACGTGTTGGTCGTCCAGGAAATAGTCAAGATATTCTTGGAATTCAAACAGAAGAATATACTGTAAATATTATACCAAATCAAAATCCAGTGGTTCCATATATAACTCAAGTAAACGGAGTATTAACTAATTTTGAATTAGTTAGTGTCACTAGCATCAATAAAGATTATCTATATGAATTATCACCAGCCCCAAATGGTCAATTTAATATGGTATATCGTAATGATAAGTTAGGATATGGTAGTCCAAATACTGGATTTTTCTTCTATTTTAAACAAGGTACATTACAAAGTTATGATTTTTATTTTGCTGAAAAAATTCAAAATAATTTTCAAAACGTAGATATACCTGGTATTAATAATACTGATACCTGGTTATATAAAGTAAACAATGATGGTACCAACGGTGATCAATGGAATTTAGTTGATAATATTTTTACAACTAATTACAATAGTCAAGTAAATAGTTTAAATTCAATATTCAGTGTAGTATCAAGAACCAATGATCAAGTAAGTTATGTATTTGGAGATGGTGTATTTGGAGAAATTCCAGTTGGCAATTATAGAGCTTATGTAAGAGCTGGAAATTCATTAACCTATAGTATTGATCCAAGTGAAATGAATGGAATTGTAGTTAATATTCCATATGTAAGTCGTCAAAATACAAATGAAATATTAACAATAACATTTAGTTTACAAACAGTTAATAGTACGGCTCAAGCTCGTGAAAGTATACTTAATATTAAAGAACGTGCACCAGCACGTTATTATACTCAAAATCGTATGGTTAATGGAGAAGATTATAGTAATTTCCCATTTACTTTATACAATAGTATTATCAAAAGTTCGGCTCTTAATCGTAGTAGTATTGGTGTAAGTAGAAATATTGATCTATTAGATCCAACTGGAAAATATAGTAGTACTAACGTATTTGCTGATGATGGTGCATTATATACTGATCAATTAGATAAAAATGTGACATTCTCAACTCAAAATATTAATTTTGCAATTGAATTTCTATCAATAACTTTACCATCATTTTTAAGCAGTTCACCAACTATTCAATATTATCAAGAATATTATCCAAGATATACTGGATATTATCCAGGACCAGAATCAGATGATCATAGATGTTATTGGAATGAAACTACACTTGATGGATCAAATGTAACTGGATATTTTTACGTAAAATTATCATCTGGTGTTAATATACCAATATCTTTGGGAACTTACAGTACATATTCAATGAGATATATTACTCAGGGTGCACAACTTAAATTTGTAAGTCCACCAGGATTTTATTTTGATGTTAATAACAGATTACAACAAGGTATTCCAAATTACAACAACGGTGATCATACCAGTATATGGGTTGGTGTAAATGGAGTTATAGGAGATGGTTATAATTTTGGAGATGGTAATTTGTCTACGGGCATTGGACCAGTTACATTAAATTCATATATACCAACGGGAGCATATTTAGATCCGGATCAATCAATACCAACTGGAATAATTCCTCAATTTGATAATACTTTCAACACTGTTTTGACTACACAAATTCTTGATTTGATAAATCTCAAACAAGATTTTGCACTTAACTATGATAATAGTATTTTAATTAATCAAGAACGTTGGTCTATTGTACAACCAATACCTACTAATCCAACTTCAACTGATTACTTTGTTAAATTTGTTAGTGATAGTATTAATAATTCATATCTTGTCACTATTAAAAATGTTAACTATTATTTTGCATCTGTAGATCAAGTTAGATTTACATTCGATGGAACACAACGAGTATATGATCAACGTAGTGGTCAAGTATTTTCTGATTTTGTAAATATATTTAAAACAAATTCCAATTCTACTAATACCAGTACACTAGGTGAAGATTACATTTTAAATGTCACTGGACAACCAGCACAAAGTGATGGAATGCCAGATGATTATCAAATTACAGTAAGTAGTATTAATTTAATTAGTGGTTACACATATGATCCTGATTTTTTTAATACTATAGTTGGTTCAAGTTCAACTGCTTATGTATTTTTTAAAATATTTTCCGATATTAATGATTTATATAGAACTCAAGTTTTACCAGTTGGTTCAGTGATATATGCCTATTCAACTCAAAATCAAGTTTTAAATGTAATATATGAATATCCTACTGAAACATTATTCTATTGCATCAATGGAAGCATTACTAATCCAGTTCCAACTTTCTATCAATCTGTTGTTGTTCCTGGAACACAACCTCCAGTTCTCATTTTAAATGATGTTAGTTCATCATATACGGTTACTAGAGGACGTGGTGGAATTAACTTTCAATATCGTCATAATAGTGACAATACTACAAGAATTGATCCGGCCACTACAAACATCATTGATTTGTATTTGGTTACACAATCATATTATACTCAGTTTCAAAATTGGCTTAATGATAGTACTGGAACTGTTCCTTTACCACCTAAACCAACTATTCAAGAACTTCAACAGGCTTATGGAGAATTAGATAGTTATAAAATGATCAGTGATAGTGTGATTTTAAATAGTGTAAACTTCAAACCATTATTTGGAACAAAAGCTGCTCCTGCATTACGAGGAACAATTAAAGTTATTAAAAATCCTACAACAACTGTTAGTGATAGTCAAATTCGTAGTAGTGTTTTGGCTGCGCTTAATAGTTATTTTACAATTAATAATTGGGATTTTGGTGATACTTTCTACTTCAGTGAACTTACGGCCTATCTACATGTTCAATTGGGATCATTAATTAGTTCAGTAGTATTAGTACCTGCTAATCCTAATCAATCATTTGGTGATTTATATGAGATTTTAAGCGGCCCAAGCGAAATTTTCTGTAACGGTGCCACGGCTAATGATATTATTGTAATTAGTGCATTGACTCCATCGGCTTTACAAAGAACAATGTAATTTAAATTTTTCTGACTGATATAGATAAATTAGTCGTTTTTTGTAGTGATAAATAGTAGATACAGTAATGGATAATATAAAAAATGGCAACAAAAATTCGGTCACTTGATTTTCTTCCTGAAGTTTTTAGAACTGACAGTAATGCTCAGTTTCTTGCCGCAACATTAGATCAGTTGGTACAACAACCTGATCTACGTAGAGTTGAAGGATTTATTGGTCAAATTAACCCAACTGATCGTTATGTAGTTGAACCATCAAAAATCCGCTATGATTATCAATTGAATCCAAGTGTTGTATTCTTAAAAACTGATACTCAAACTGCAAAAGATTTTATTAATTATCCTGGTATGTTAAATGCTTTACAAAATAATGGGGCAATTACCGATAATAATAATAGATTATTTGAAAGTGAATATTATAGTTGGGATAGTTTTGCTGATCTAGATAAGATTGTTAACTATAGTCAATATTATTGGTTACCATATGGTCCAGATGCCGTAACTGTATCAACCAACACAATTTATCTATCAGACAATTATATTGTATCCTACAGTGATACTGGATATACAATTAATGATTCAGTACAAAAAAATCCATCTATAACATTGTTACGTGGTGGTACATATACATTTGAAGTAAATCAATCATCACAATTCTGGATTCAAGGTGTTCCAGGAACTTCTGGATATGGTGCAAGTTCTAATACTAGTACTAGAGATGTATTAGGAGTATTAAATAATGGAGATTCCATTGGCACTGTTACGTTTGAAGTTCCATTAAAAGATGCTCAATCACAATATGATTTGCCCGGAAACAATACAGTTGATATTGTTTCTACACTAACATATGCAGAAATTAACGGTCAAACATCGACATCAATTGGAAATATTGATGGTGTAACTCAGTTAAATGGTAGAACATTAATGTTCTATGATAATGGTGAATCAAGTTCACAAATTAATTTTTATTCAATATCAGTAAATTCAATAACTGATATCGTTACATTAACATTAAGTACTGGAATTCCAGATTCTCAAAAAATTACAGTAACTAGCGGTACTACATATGTTGGTAGAACATTCTATCGTGATGGTACCGGTACAATTCAATTGATACCATATCTTTCGGCAGTATTAGATACATTATATTATCAAGATGGGTCAAATCCACTTAATGTTGGTGTTATTAATTTAATAGAAAATAATACTACTAATAGTATTAACATTGATCAAATTTTAGGTAAGACAAATTATACAAGTCCAAATGGTGTTACATTTATCAATGGTCTTAAAGTTATATTTGAAGGATCTACAGTCCCATCAACATATCAAAATAATGAATATTATGTTGAAGGTGTAGGTACTGCAATCAATCTATTATTAGTTAATGATTTTCGTAGTGTAGAAAGCGATGATCCAGGATCATATTATCCTTGGGATTATTATAATTGGGACGATAAAGAATGGGATCAATCAAATGAGGTACCATTATATCCGGATTATATAACAATCAATAGAAATAGTCGTGATTTAAATGCCTGGTCTAGAAGTAATCGTTGGTTTAATATTCAAGTTATTAATGCCACTATCGCTTATAATGGTACATTAACATTAATATCTGGAAATACTAGTACTCGTGCTCAACGTCCTATTATTGAATTTTATGGGAATCTTGGTCTTTATAATAGTGGAACAAAATCTTTAGGTTTCGTTTCATTATTTGATAATACAACAACTGATGCCTTTACTCAAATAGTTGGACAATCATCATATACTATTGATGGTCAACCATTAGTTTCTGGTCAAACAATTATTTTTAATCATGATACTAATAATTTAGTTCGTCAAAACATATATGAAGTTTCTTTTGCACCAGTTGGTACAGGAAATTCAAATGTAATTGCACTTAATATTGTAGAAACTGCACAAGATAAAAATCAAGTTACTATCATATCTGGTACATTATGGAAATCAACAAGTTGGAGATTTAATTCTGTAGATTCTAGATGGATTCAATGTCAACAAAAATCAACAGTTAATCAGGCCCCATTATTTAACATATATGATATAAATGACATATCACTTAGTGATCAATTATACTATAATGGTTCAACATTTGCGGGAACAAAATTATTTTCGTACACTGTTGGTACAGGACCAAATGATCCAATATTAGGTTTTCCAATTAGTTATTCAAGCTCGGTTAGTATTGGTGACATTAATTTCACTGTCAATCTAAATGAAGATACATTTAGCTATCAACAAAACGATAATATTATTGAATCAAACATTAATATTGGTTATGTATATGACTATATCACTGCTGATATACCAACTAAAAAAACTGGATGGGTAACCGCATATACTGAAAGTTCTCAATATCAAGTATTTCAATTTACAGTTACTCAACCAACACAAAGTTCCTTTCAATGTGATGTGTTAGTAAAAACTGATTCAATTGTTGATCCACATCATGTATATGTCAATGATGTTGAACTGAGTGATGATTCTGAATATACTTTTACTACTAATAGTTTTAATAATACAACAACCGTTACATTGACAACTGCGGCAGTCAGTGGTGATAAAATTACCATTACATTGCTTAGTGATCAAGTTAGTAAAACTGGGTATTATGAAATTCCAAGTAATTTACAAAATAATCCATTCAATTCAAATATTACCACAGTTAACGTTGGTGATATTAAAAATCAATATGATTCAATAGTTCAAAATACGTTTGGCGTAATTGGACCAGTATTTGGTCCTAATAATGTTTATAACCTAGGAAACTTAAACAGATACGGTACGGCAATTATTCAAAATAGTGCCAGTTTGATATTACCTGGTGTATTTTTACGTAAACCTGGATATAATATATTTGAAGCATTACAATTCAACAGTGATCAATATACAAATTTTAAAACATTGTTGATTAATTTAACTGATCAAAACGATTTTACAGTATATACCACTCCATCTACAATGTTGGATACAATTCTTTATCAAATTTCAAGTACCAGAAACAGTACAAATGCATTCTTCTGGAGTGACATGTTATATACTGGTAGTCCATATAGAACTAATAGTTATCCATTTAATGTTACATTATCTACTATTACTTTACCAACGTATAGAACATATGATTTTACATCAGCCAACTATTATGGGTTGGGTGTTTATATTACTACAACAGTTAATGGTCAGACAGTAACTAATCAATTAATACGTGGTGTGGATTATATTGTTAGTGATATTAGTCCAAATTTAACAATAACATATGATATTGTTGTTGGTGATACTATTACAATTAATGAATATAATCAAACATATGGAACATATTGTCCCAATACACCAACTAAATTAGGATTATACCCAAGTTTTATTCCGAGTGTTATTTTAGACAATACTTATACTACACCAACCTATTTTATTTTAGGACACGATGGTAGTTATACAAAACTTTATGGTGATTATATTGATGAAGAATTATCTGATTTTCGTGATAAAGTTTTATTAGAATTTGAAACTAGAATTTATAATAACTTAAAAGTTGTTGGTGATATACCATTACCAGCTGATGAAGTTATTCCAGGACAATTTAGAACCACTGAATATTCACAGAGTGAAATTTTAGATATATATAGAACCAATTTCTTAAAATGGGTTGGTTTAAATCGTATTGATTATAAAACACAACAATATAATAGATCAAATCAGTTTTCATATAACTACAATCAAAGTACAAACATACTTAACAGTGAAATATTAAAACAAGGTTATTGGAGAGGTGTATATAATTGGTTCTATGATACTAGTAATCCAGCAGATGCCCCATGGGAAATGTTAGGATTGACCAGTGAACCAAGTTGGTGGACTGATAGATATGGTGCCGCCCCATATACTAGTGATAATACATATATGTGGCAAGAAATTAGTGAAGGTTATGTATGGAACAATGGTGATAGTTATATTAATCCATTGAAAGTTAGACCAGAATTATTAAGAGTATTGCCAGTAAATTCGGCCGGAACATTACAATCACCATTACCAACTGTAGTTGGTAACTATGATTCATTTACATTTGATCGTAATTGGATTGTTGGCGATCAAGGACCGGCTGAAACTTCATATCTACGTAGTAGTTCATATCCATTTGATTTAATGCGTATATTGGCATTAACTAAACCAGCAAAATTCTTTAACTTAAATGTTGATCGTGACTTGTACAAATATAATACTGAATTCAATCAATATTTGTATAATGATCGTTATCATTTAAATCCACAAGATATTATAGTATATGGCAATGGTGTAAGTAAAGCTAGTTATATCAATTGGGTAGTTGATTACATTAATCAACGTGGTGTTGATGGTACAACTGAAGTTACTACTACATTAAAAAATCTAGATGTCAGATTAACATATAATCTAGCTGGATTTAGTAGTAAAAATTACTTGAAATTTTTGATTGAAAAATCAACACCAAATACTCAAAATACAACATTATTAATTCCTGACAATAGTTATAGCGTCTTGTTGTACGACAATGTATCAGAAGATAAAATTGTATATAGTTCAGTTATTGTACAACGTACTAGTGATGGTTATACAGTTTGGGGTAATAGTCAAAGTGATCCATTTTTTAATATGGCTGTGCCCAAGGCCGGATTTACACAAACATTAACGGTGAATAATCTTTCAGTTACAGTTAATAATGAATTTTATACAGACAAAATCACTACAATTCCATATGGTAATTTATATTATACTGTTCAGGGAGTTAGTGAATTTCTTAAAGCATATGGTCAATATCTAGTAGATCAAGGTATGATTTTTGGTTATGTAATTGATACTATTACATATAATTGGGATCAAATGATTCGTGAGTTTTTGCATTGGGCAGAACAAAGTTGGGAAGTTGGTAGTACTATTAATTTAAATCCATCTGCTAAAATTGCTACTGTTAATAGACCTGGATTAGTGGTTCAGCCATTGACAATTCAACAAGATAATTTTATTTTAAATCAAAATCTAATACCATTACAAAGTCAAAATGCTAGTATTGTAAGAGAAAATGAAAGTTTTACTGTTGGTGTATTAACTGATGGGGATAGTATTGCTCTTACAAATCTTAATTTATCTAGTATGGAACATGCAGTGGTGTTTGATAATTATACCGTATTCAATGATACAATTTATGATTTAGTTACTGGATTACGTCAACAAAGATTATTATTACAGGGTTACAAATCTGGTGAATGGAATGGTTATGTTAATGCCAGCGGATTTATTATTAATGAAGATAATATTCAAGAATGGTTACCAAACATTAAGTATGCCAGTGGAAAAATTGTAACTTATAAAAATAAATATTGGGTTGCTAATCAATTGATTCAACCACAATCAGAATTCTTTGATGAACAATGGACTCAAACAACATACGATAAAATTAAAACTGGATTATTACCTAATCCTAGCACTAATGCATATGAAAGTTTGTATTATTATGACAGTACTAGAGCAAACTTTGAACTAGATGCCGATCTATTATCATTTAGTCTAATCGGTTATAGACCAAGACAATATCTCGCTGATGCAGAATTAAGCGATATTACTCAAATTGGTGTTTATAAAAACATCATTAAAGAAAAAGGAACCAACTTAATAGCAAATGCTTTTAAGAGTGCAAATTTGGCTCAAGGTAAAATTGATTATAATGTAAAAGAAAATTGGGCAGTTAAAACTAGTGTATTTGGTAGTGTATCTAACAGTAATTTTGTTGAATGTTTATTGATTCAGAATGAATTAACTGGTAATCCAACACTATTGGGATTCTCAGATAATGGGTCTGTAAGCGGTGTTCAACAAACAGTAATGATGAATGAAATCATTAACTGGAATATGCCACCAATTTCTGCAAATTTCTTACCGCCATTTAATGATGTTTATTCATATGAGCGTGGTTTACCCAGCGCCGGATATGTCAATCTAAATGATGTAAAATTTAAAGCCTTTGAACTTACTGATTTAAACAATACATTTGACACAACTAACATAGATACATTGTATCGTAATGATAATATTTGGATTGCCAAATATCGTGGAAGTTGGAATGTATTTACTCCACAAACAGTCAATACACAAGTAATAAGTATTATTAATAATTTAAATAATACAATTACTGTTAACTTTGGAAAAAATCCAAATTTGGCAAAATATGATCCAATCGCTATTGTTAATTTTGACTCCAGAATAAATGGTTATTACGAAGTTTTAGCAGTGAATTCATTAACCAGTGTAATTATTGCAAAAGTATTAGATACTGCCGTATTACAATTACAAGGTAATGGTTTAGCTTTTAAATTAGTATCTAGAAGATTTACTCAAGCAAGTGATCAAGTATACAGTACAGTATTTAATAGTGAATACTATAATAAAAAATCTTGGATTGATAGAGATGTAGACAATCAATGGGCTGTATGGTCATGTGGTCCAAACTTTACTGAGATTAATATTGATTCTTCTGAATTAAATTTACAAGATTTTGGTAGTAGTGTCGCTTACAGTACAGAAATAGGATATGTCGGTGCTAGTGCAATTGATGGAACAATCTATCGTTATTATACTGACAGTACTACTAGTCAATCAATAACTCAAACTATATCTCAGACCAATTCAACATTTGGTACAGCAATGGTTGCAGTAGGTGATTATTTGTATGTTAGTGATGAACTTAATAATCTTGTTTATGTATATCTAGTAATTTATCCAAGTAAATATATTACTTTATATACGACTATTAGTCAAGAAACTACTGGACAAATAACAGTTAGTGAAGATAGACAGTGGTTATATATTTCAAACGTTACTAATAAAACAATAGCGGTTTGGGCATTGATGTCCAATGGTAATTATGATTATGTTAGTACTATTACTGGTCCAAGTACGGCAATCGGATTTGGAACCTCAATCGCTACTAGTATAGATGGAGTTAAATTAATTGTAGGTGCCCCATTAGAAAGTTTAGTAACTAGTGAATCAACTCAATTGACTGCATCTGGCGCTGTTTATATATATACTAGAAGTGTACAAAGATTCATGGCTAATGGAATCAGTGATACCTATACAGTTAATGAAACTATTCCTAATTCTATAGCTGATGTATTAATTGATGATGTATTAACTAGTGATGTAATTGTCTATTCCGATGGCAGAATTATATTTAATATAATACCAGTCTATGGTAGTATTATTGAAGTAAGTTATGGTGAAATGAATCTCGTTACTAAATTATTGAGTAGTAATCCAATAGTTGGTGGTAATTTTGGTACTAGTGTATCTACTAACAAATATGGTGCTCAACTAGTAATTGGATGTCCAAGTGAATTACAGACTGTAAACAATGTATCAAACGTACAGGGCGCAGTCTATCGTTTTACTAATGGCGGACAACAATATGGATCTATAGTTGGATCAGTTAGTGGGTTAGTTAGTGGATATTTTTTCATTGATGGATTTAAAGTAAGTTATTCTGGAACTGCTAGTGAAATAGCTCAATCGATTAATACTCAAACTCCAACCAATATTATAGCTGCCGCTAGTGGTAATATACTTCAAATTGGGGTTATAAACAATACAGTAGAAACTATTAATAATATTATTGATATTACTGGACCAGAATCTAATCTTGCTGATTTGGGATTAACATTGTATGTTAATACACAAGTAATGGTTAATCCAAATTTACCAACAATTGGAAGTTTTGGAACTGTAGTATCTATGGGAACTCGCGACAGTTTGGTAGTCAGTGACCCAACTGCTACAGTATATGCTGAAACAACATTTGATTATAATACAGTTGACCCAACAGTCTGTAATCCTATTATATCAATTAATAATTTTACTATTTTTGATCATGGAGCTACAGCATTTATTGACACATTTGCAAACACTGGTGTAGTATATGAATTTGATTATCTACCGGCGGCTGATGAAAGTATTATAAATCCTGGAAAATATGTATTTGGTCAATATATTCAAAGTATAGATAGAACTGGAATAGCAAACACTCCAAAATTTGGAACCAGTGTAGTTGATAATGATGGTGTAATAGTTGTGGGTGCTCCAAATTGGTACAGTACTGGTACTGGAAGAATTTTTGGATATGTTAATTATTGTCAAACTAGTAGTTGGTATATAGATAAGAAACCATTACCAATGGTCTCTGTTGAACGATTAAATAATATTTCTATCTATGATACTATTAGTAATAATACATTAGATTATCTAGATTATATTGATCCAATACAAGGAAAATTATTAGGTGCAGTTGAAACAAACTTAGATTATATAAGTTCAACTGATCCAGCCACATATTCTGATGGAATCGTGTGGAGTTTTGAACATATTGGTTCTACGTGGCTTGATACAACAAGTATTCGAATGTTGAATTATAATCAACCAAGTGCTACATATAACGCTAGTAATTGGGGTAAGGCATTTCCAGGAAGTACGGCCGACATATACACTTGGGTAGGTAGTTCATTTCCTCCAATTCAATATAATGGTAGTGGATATGTAGTTGATTTTAATAGTTATACTACGATTCAAAGTTTAGATCGCTCAACCAATGCAATTGTTGTTGATTATTTCTTCTGGGTTAAGAATTATAATATTATACCTCCAGGAAAAACATTAAGTCCGTTGACTTTAAGTCAATATATACTTAACCCACTTAATAGTGGAATTAGTTTCTTGGCAGCAATTACTACTAACATTGTTGGATTATTTAATTGTGAAAGTAGTATCAATTCTTCATCTAGTGCTTTACATATTGGTTATCGTATTGGTAACACATTAGATCAAAAACATGAAAGTTGGACATTGATTCAAGAAAATAATGCAACTGATTTCTTAACTGGATTTCCAACAGAAAGTCAACAAGATCCAATTGGATTATATGCAAAATATCTAGATAGTTTTGCTGGACAAAATCGTCTTGGACTATATATACCAAATTCAAAGTTGCCAATTTTGACTCGTTATGGTATTGATTATTCACAAAGTATGTTTATAGATCGCCCATTGGCTTTACAAAATTATGTTAACTATGCCAATCAAGTTCTAATTAAATTCCCTATTGCCGAAACTCGTAGTTTATATTTCTTAAACAAAGTTGGAGTTGGATATGATACAAGAGATTATTGGACATATACTGATTGGTGGGCCACTGGATATAGTAGTAGTACAAAAATTGTATTAGAAGTAAACACAGTTACTGATCTACAAACACTTCAGCCAAATCAAATACTTCCAGGAACAGAACAAATTGTTATTGGATTAAAAGATGGAATTATTGTCAAAGTAAAAGCCAATTCACAGGGTAATAGCGAAGTGTGGACCTGGTATGAGGCTACTGGATGGGATAGAATTGGTTTACAAAACGGAACAATTCAATTATCAGATTCATTGTATAATACTCCAGTTAATTGGGATATTGGTGGATTTGATATTGGATTATATGATGATACAGTATATGAAGAAACTTATTGGATCATTCGTTGGTTGAATGAAGAGGCTTATATAGAAGATTTGTTGATTGAACGTAATAATAGTTTGATATTAATGTTTAATTATATTCAAAGTGAATCACTAGAACAACAAAATTATCTAACATGGCTTAATAAAACAAGTTTGATTGATGTTACTCATACTGTTCGTGAATTGTTACCATACAAGAAATTTCAAAGAGATAATCAAGAATTCTTAAGCGGATATTTGAATGAGATCAAGCCATTTCATGTTAAGATTAAAGATTTCTTATTTGTATATCCTGGACAAGATACATTCTTAGGAGATGTAACTGACTTTGATTTACCTGCAAAATATGTACCAAGTATAGGACAATTTGAAACTCCACAATTAGTATATACTACACCAAATTTATATTCCCCAGAATATTTACCTACTAGTACAGTATGGCAAGATCCAGAATATACACAGTGGTTTGAAAATTATGGTTTGAATATTACTAATGAACGCGGACTTTATAATCTAACATCATTATCGGCCTATATTACTTCAAGTTCCACAATTATTCCGGTTAAAAATACATATGGAATGCCTGATGCTGGATTTATATATATTGGTGATGAGAAAATTTCTTATAGTAATGTCGATAAGTTACAAAATATATTGACAGATATTCAACGTGGTATTGACTCAACTCCAACTGATCATATGCCAAATGCAACAGTTAGTGCCATATTGCCAGCTGTAATTGTATTAGATAAAGCTCGCGGATATTCAGAACCACCAGTAATTACTGTAATCAATAATAGTAATTATCCAAATCCAAGAACTGTTGCTCAGTTAGTTCCGATTATGATAAATGAATCATTGTTGGGAGTTCAGGTAATTAATTCAGGTTCAGGTTATGCTACTCAACCAATAATTGAAATTGAAAGTAGTTCAATATTCTCTACATTTGTCAGTACTGACGTTAATACGGTATTTAATACTATCACTATAATAAATCATAGTTTTATTACTGGTGATTCAATTAAGTATACAATTGGATTGAATACAGTATCTCCAACAGGTTTGATCAATAACAATTACTATTATGTTAGAGTAATTGATGTTAATACTATTGCTCTTTATTATTCAGTTAAGGGTGCTTATAACATTGACAAAACTAGTTTGATGGATTATGAACGAGTTTCATTAGAAACACAAGGTTCTGGATCTGAAAATACATTAGCGGTTACTGCCAGAGCAGCAATATTAACCTCAAGTCAGCCAGTTAGAGAATTAATGACTACTATTAAATTTGATAGAACAAGTTATGGTAGTTTAATCACTGAATGGAATAGTGGGCAAATTTATGCAGGAGAATTTACTGATATTGGTAAACTTGCAAGTTCAACATTGTTAACATCATCAAGTAGTCCATGGGAATATTTGTCATGGACTGGAACAAATTGGGACGCTGATTTATTAGCATCAGCTCAAGGTGCATCATTTCCGATAGTACAAGTGAGAAACTCATATGCATATGATGGTGCAGTACTTGTAGAATTAAATTATGGGTATACACCCGTAACTCCTGGACAATTGAATGGGCAGAAGATTATTGCTTATGAAGTGAGTTCTACTGAATGGACTAATCCGATTAGTTACTATGTCAAAGTTATGACTACGACATTAGTAGAAATATATTATGATCCATTATTTAACTTTCCAGTGAAAATTGCCAACTTTAATTATACCTCAAATGATGTATTATTTTTAGAAGAGCCATTTACATTTAGTAAAAGTTTAGTAACATATGCTGGAAAATTATATCAATGTATAGTTAGTAATAATGATACAATATTTGATTATGATAAGTGGGAACAAATTTACAGTAATAATTCAATATTGAACGCGGCCGATAGAATTGCTGCCTTTTATGAGCCAACTGCCAACATGACTGGACGTGATCTTAGACAGTTAATGAGTGGTGTGGTTTATCCAAATGCTACTACAATTGGCGCCCCATTTAATTATAATGACGGTCAGTTGTATGATTCTGTTAATTTTGAATATTCATCATATGATGTTAATTCAACGGCCGAACTTGATACAAATCTTCAATCTCCTGATTTTAACTATAATCAATTGACTAACCCAACTACATATGATGTTCAGGGTGGATCATTCAATGAAGGATATGGACCAGAAGAATTGATTCCTGGTCTGGTAACTGATTTCTTACAATTTAATGTTACTACAAATCCAGATACATTAGGCCCAGGAAATTATTTGAATTTTAGAATTCAAGTTGATCAATTTGGTCAGAATTCAGTTTATAATCCCAATACATATCCATATGTAACATATGAATATGTCACTTCAGTTTATAATACCAATCCATATACTCAAACATATTTGACACAAGATTTTGTCAGTACTAATAGTATAAGCGATGTATTACATGTTAACGATGCTAGTAAATTAGTAAGTACGTTACAAGAAATAGTAACTACTGATAGTGATGGTGTGGCATATATATTAAACGTTGCTCGATATATGACTTCCTATCCAATATTAAGTATACCAAATACGTTTACGCTTGAATATGTTAATTATAATGACATTAAGATAACTATTAATGGTATTACTAGTCCAACACTAGTAGAGATTACAATCAGTGAAGGTAATATGTTGTTGATCAACAGTGAATATATTCAATTTACTAATATTGATTTGACAACTAATACTGTTTCTGGTCTATTACGTGGTAGAAATGGTTCAATTACCAATCAATTAATTGAATCTGGTACAGTAATTCAAAGTGTATTAAATAGAGATCAATTGCCTGAAGAATATTACTATCAATGGTGGTATGAATATGACATTAGTGGACCGGTAAGTCAAACTTTAAGTCAAAGTAATACAGTCCCGGCACTTTTCTTACGTAGAGTAACGGCGCCATGACTAAATATAACATGAACACAAATAATGCATCTAAAATAAGTGACGAACATAGTTCGAATAAGAGACAAAGTTCACCAACTAAGAAACCAAACGAACAAGTAGGGTTTCACTTTAGTAGTTCAATGAAGATTACTGATCCTAATACTGGAAAAGTAATACTTCATATGAGATGCGATTAACGGATATCACTATGAAAACAAATATTACATTCGAAATTGAAGGTTTTCTTAAAATACATGATCCCAAATCTGGAGAAGTATTTTTTGACGATCACAATGCAATAAATTACGAAACAATGTCAGAAGCCATGGCGTATACGTTGGCTGATCGTGGCAGAGGTACAATTTATCAAATGGCATTTGGTAACGGAGCTGCTAGTATTGACTCAACTGGATTGATTACATATCTACCGCCCAATACTACTGGTCAAAATGCTGCGTTATATAATCAAACATACGCTAAAATTGTTGATGATACATTAATTTCAAACAATGATCCAACCAGAAACAATATGACTGTAAATCACATAGTAGGTGAACTTTATACTGATATTTTAGTACAATGTTTATTAGATTATGGTGAGCCAAGTGGTCAGGCTGCATTTGATAATGGTACAGATACGGATAGTACATATACATTTGACGAATTGGGTTTGTTAGCTAATTATGGTTTAGATGGTGATGGCAATGTTATTACTAGATTATTGACACATGTTGTCTTTGCCCCAATACAAAAATCATTAAATCGTCAAATTCAAATCGATTACACGGTCAGAATTCAAACGCTGACTAATTTGGTTACAATTTAAGATAAATAAAGATATCAGAACTCAAAGGATTAATTAAATCATGGCATATACTCTAACATATTCAATTGGCACAATAACTGTCATTGACACTACACTTAACACTCAGACAAGTCTTTCCTTGCCTGGTAGAAACTATGCAGGGTATGGCCAACCAGTAGATCAGAATCAAGTATCTCTATTAGAAAATTTTGCTAGCTATCCAGTAACAGGACCGGCTAATCCTATTCCTGGTCAAACATGGTTTGATTCTGATTCTGTTACATTTAACGTTAATATCAGTTCAACATCCACTCCTAATTGGGAAACTTTAGTAACTACCGGATCAGCCAACGTATCTTTTGGTAATTTGATCATAACCGGAGAGTTAACGGTTACTGATATAACTACTGGTGGTGCATCTATTCCTGGAAATATCACCGGATTATGGTCGTTAACAACTGGTAGTACTATGAATTTTTCAAATGGAACATTCATCACTGATAATATTACTACTGGATCAAATATAACGGCTGGAGCTTTGACAGGTGGCTGGTCGTTAACAAATGGTAGTAGTATGAATTTTTCAGATGGAACATTAACTACTGATAATATTACCACTGGGTCAAATGTAACAGTCGGAATTATGGCTGGAGCCTGGTCGATAACAAATGGTAGTAGTATGAATTTTTCAAATGGAACATTCACTACTGATAATATTACCACTGGATCAAATATAACGGGTGGCAACATTACTGGTAATTGGACACTAACAGCTGGTAGTCAGTTAAATGCCACATATGCTGACTTAGGCGAACGTTTTGAGGCAGATGCCGAATACGATGCCGGAACTGTAATGGAATTGGGCGGAGACGCTGAAATTACAGCCGTTCGTGATGAATTAAGTGATATTATATTTGGAGTTGTTAGTGAATCGGCTGGTATGATCATGAACGGATCAGCGGGTCCATCGTCAACTCATCCAATTATTGCAATGACAGGAAGAGTTCCAGTAAAAGTTCGTGGTATAATTAAAAAGGGTGATAGATTAGTTAGTGCCGGTCAAGGATTTGCAAGAGCAGCAAAGAAAAATGAAGCCACACCATTTAATACAGTAGGTCGTAGTTTAGAAAATAAAACAACTAACAGCGAAGGAACAGTTCTGGCCGCAGTAAGTGCTAAACTTTAATATAAAAATACTCGGAGCAGATAAATGACTTACGAACAGGGAGGAAGAATTCAGGCAACAGACTTTAACGGGTTTGTTAGTACTGGGTCTCCAAATTTAAATAGTTTCTGGTCTACTGGTTCAGAAAGTTTGGGATATGGTCAGACCGCAGTATCCACGGTCGCTCAAAATTCATTGGTATATGCGCTAAGTTGGGCAAATCTAATAAACGCTATTAATAATTCAGCATTACATCAAGGAACATCAATTACTGCCATAGACGTTCCAACTTCAATGGCCGAAATTTCATACGAAAGTACGTTATCATCAAGTTTAACAAGTGTTTATAATAATTCATTAAATGCAGCGGCTGTAGGAACTGATATTACTAATAGCGGTACAAGAACCGCCGATTGGGGAACAAATGCATCTATACCTACAGTAAGTAGTGTAATAACTGTAACTTTTGGATCATATGATCAGGCTAGATATTTCTTTAATTTGGGCGGTACTATTATTGTTAGTTGTAGTAGAACTGGCGGAGATGGTACTGCAGTGGATCTAACATGGACTCAAATGTGTACCGATATAGGAACTTTGGGATTACCGGCAGTAAGTACTAGTCAATCGATTGCCGCGGCATCATATACAGGATTAACACAATTTAACGGTACTGGAGAAACTCCAGATATTTACATACGAAGTGGTTTTTATGATCTCACATCTACCCCACAAATATTATTCAGACAATTTGCGGGAAGTTACTATACTAGTGATAATATTGATATAGAATATAGTTTAAGCGGAAGTGTGGTGACAATTACAGTGACATTCAATGACGGCACACTCAATGCTACAAATATAACGGGTAATTTAACTGTTACTGCTGTGGCAAGACCTCCATCAACTACTTATATCACTAATAGTTGGGGAACTCCGGTTGTAGCAGTATCGGCTGCAGCCTAATAAGGAACAACATTAGATAAATGACTTATTCAGCAGCCGGATTAATACAATCAACAGACTTAAACGGATTTGTTAGCACTGGATCTCCAAATTTTAATAATATTTGGAGTATTGGATCTGGAAATTCCGGCTGGGGCCAGACGGCTGTAAGCACAGTCACTGCTGGAACCGTAGTATCATTCAATCCATGGAACACCTTGATAACAAACATGGCAAGCGCCGCGGCTCATCAAGGTACTAGTATAACTGCTATAACCGCCCCAGTAGCCGGAAATACAATTGCTTATTTGTCAGCGTTAAGTACAAATTTGACCAGCATTAATAACGGTAGATTAAATGCCGCGGCAGTTGGAACAGATATAACGACCAGTGCAACCAGAACTGCCAACTGGGGAACTGCGGTTTCAATACCGGTGGTAACTAGTACCATTACTATTACATTTTCTACTACCGACACCGCTAGATATTTCTTTAATGCGGGCGGCACATTACGAATCAGTTGTAGTAGATCCGCCGGAACAGGTAACCCACAAGATTTAGCATGGACTCAGTTATGTACTGACATTGGCACATTGGCATTACCTGCAGTTAGCACTGCTCAGACAATCGCGGGTACAAGTTACACTGGATTTACAAAAATCGGAGGTGGTGGAACAGCCCCATCAATTTATGTAAGAAATGGATATTATAATTTAACCGGTACTCCTACTACATATTTTCGACAATTTTCCAATACTGGAGTATATACTGGTGATAATCTATCGATGAATCTCAGTGTAAGTTCAAACATTGTTACTATCAGCGTAATATTTACAGACGTATCTAGCGGAACAGCAGCCGACACTGTGACGGGTAATTTAACTGTTACTGCTGTGGCAAGACCTCCATCAACTGTTAATATTACTAATAGTTGGGGAACTCCAACCGTAGCAGTAACAGCACCAGCTTAAATTTTCTAATCTTATGCAAATAGAATAAGTATTTGCATGAATACAGAACTTATCAAACAGACTAGTAAAACTAAGTACTTACACAGTCTAGCCAAAATATCAAATAAAGAAAATCATGAGTCACAACTATTAGTGACTATTTCTGGTGGGACATTTCGCTCAAGTCCAGAATTAATATCTTTTTTATCAATAACACAAATGGGAGACAATGTCATATTATTGGACATATATGAAAATCCAGTAAGTGTTAATCGTTTAATATTATTAGACATGTGTATTGAATCCTACAAAACCACTATGTCAAGTTGGCTCGAATGTTCAGAAAAAATCAATGGACAACGATAATGACCAGAGGAATATTATTATTTGCAATTGATACTGAAACAAAATCATATACCACAATGGCAAAATATTGTGCACAAAAAATAAAAGAACATTTAAATTTGCCAGTTGCATTAGTAACCGATAAAGATATCAAAGACTCAATCTTTGATCATGTGATTAATATCAAGTCAGAAACTCCTCAATCTCGTGTTCAACAATCTACGGGTATAAAAGAACAATGGAATAATTTTGAAAGATATCAGGCATATAACTTAAGTCCGTTTGATCAAACCATTTTAATTGATACTGATTACATATGTCATAGTAACAAACTACTAAAATTGTTTGATATTAATCAATCATTTTTGTGTCATAAACGAAGAATATATCTAGGTAGTCAAATCTATTCTGAGATAGAATATTTTGGAAAAGAATTAGAAATGTTCTGGGCAACGGTTATATATTTTGATAAAAGTAATGAGTCAAAATGTGTATTTGATATGATGAAAATGATTCAGAAAAATTATGATCATTACAGTAAGTTATATCGTTTTAGATCAAATCCATTTCGTAATGATTTCGCATTAAGTATTGCGTTAAATACTGTATATGGGCATGCTATTCCAATCACTGTAGAAATTCCGTGGAGTTTAATAAATGTAGAATTCAATACACAAGTATTACTGAAAAGTTCACATAGTTGGGAATTAAAATTTAATAAACGAGTAAACAATAAAGTTGCTGACTACAGAATCACTACATATAATCAAGACTTGCATATTTTAAATAAAGATTCTTTGTTTTCTGTTATTGAGAATGATAAATGACACAGGGATATATCATTCAAGCAATTAATACCGACACTGTAGACTATCAAACATGTGCTCAAGTATTGGTTAAATCATTAAGGGCGGTGGGTGATATAAGACCTGTTACGATATTGACTGATATATCTAATGATAAAGTTAGTAGTGCAACATATGGACCATATGCAGATGATTGGCAAGTATATGAACAATCTCCATATGATGAAACGTTCAAATTAGAAGCAGATATGATAGTTACCAGATCATTGGATAGTTGGTGGAATTCAATGAAAAATCGTGATTTGCATATTGCAACTGGATGTAGAGATTACAAACAACATGTATCTAAATCTAGGTATTATCGTCAAGTATTTGATAAAAATAATTTACCAGATGTATATAATGGAATAACTTATTTTAAAAAATCATTATTGTCAAAACAATTCTTTGACATTGTAAAACTAATATTTGAAAATTGGCAAGAAATAAATAATAATTTATCATATTCAAGTGAGTTGACCTATGGAGATACTGATACAGTATATGCAATAGCGGCTAATATTATTGGTATAGAACAATGTACAATACCTAACAGTTCAATTCAATTTGTTCATATGAAACAGAGAATACACAATGGGTTAATGGATGATTGGACTAAAGAAATGATTTGGGAATTAATTGACTCGGACTTTAGAATAAACACTATTAGTCAATTATACCCAGTACATTATCATATTAAATCATTAGCATCAGATTTGGAATTGGCATATGACATCAAAATATAAATTATATTATAATAAACAAGATGGAACACCAAAATACTACAGTATGGAAGATTTGGATGAAGATTACATTGATGTAGATCAAAAAACTTTCGAGGCTAGTAGATATGACATCAAAGTAGTAGATGGTAAAATAAAGTCTTTATATGAGAATAGTATTTCCAAATATCAATTGATAACTGAGTCAACTGATACCTGTATAATGTGTGATTATGATGATATATCCATAATAGTGAATAATAGTTTATCATACAAATTATGGGACTACAAATTCACTAACTAAATATTCAGTATGAATACTGAAAAAATTATAGAATATGTAGATGTTGCTGACTTAGATTGTATATATCTAAGTTATGATGAGCCGCAGAAAGAGCAATTTTGGGTAAAAATAAAGAACATGATACCATGGGCAAAACGAGTAGATGGCGTTTATGGTAGTGATGCTGCACATAAGGCTGCAGCCGAATTATCAGATACCGAGAGATTCATTCTAATAGATGGCGATAATATGCCAGATTCTAAATTTTTTGATTTAACATTAGAGATTACAGAACAAAACAAAAACGCTCAATTTCGTTGGAGAGCCAAGAATCATGTAAATGGATTGTACTACGGTAATGGTGGTATGAGTAGTTGGACAAGAACATTTGTTAATAGCATGAAAACTCACGAGAATACTGATGGTACAGATCAGACTAATATTGAGTTTTGTTTTGATCCACTTTATTGGCCAATGCATGATTGCTACAGTACTACTTATATCAATCATACTGCAAAACAGGCATGGAGAGCGGGATTCAGAGAAGGTGTTAAGATGTGTACTAGACAGGGAGTAATACCATCTAGTAAACAAGAATTTTTAAAATGGGTATGGCCTAGTAACTTACGAAATTTAAGCATATGGCATACCATTGGACGTGATGTAGATAATGGTTTTTGGGCAATACATGGGGCCAGATGTGGCACACATTATCTTATGTTACAAGATTCATGGGATCATACTGACGTAAGAGATTTTAATAAGTTAGATGAGCTATGGGAAATACATAAAAATGATGGACCAGCGGAGTGTGTTGAAATTGGTAAGCAATTAAACACACATTTGGGAACTAACATTGTAGAGTTTGATGAACAACAAAGTTTATTTTTCAAAGAATATATCAGTAAAAATTGGCACAATATTGGTCCAATGATTACTGAAATGTCAGTAATTAGATCACAAGAAGGATGGTAATGACTGATAAACAACCTATTAAATATGATAGAACCATTATAGAAATTAAAAATAAAAGAGATATTATCAATCAAGTAAGTCCTACTTTTTGTTCGGCAAAATGGGTTCAAAGTACGATATTATTATATAATGGAGAAACACACAGTTGTCATCATCCAAGTCGTCATAAAATACAACTCAGTGACATTAAAGATAATCCAACTGGTATTCATAATACTCAAGTTAAACTTAAAGCTAGACAAGAAATGTTAGATGGTATACAGACCAAAGAATGTGATTACTGTTGGAACATTGAAAATTTAGATAATAATTATATTAGTGATAGAATTTATAAATCAAGTTATTCTTGGGCCTGGCCTCATTTAGAAGAAATAAAGAAAAGCGGAATTGGAAAAAATATTGATCCTACATATATGGAAGTTGCATTTGAAAACACCTGTAATTTTAAATGCTTATATTGTAGTCCAGAAAGTAGTTCTAGATGGCAAGAAGAAGTTAGTCATCATGGTCCAATTTCAGTAACTGGATATAAACTTCATGACGTTGTTTGGCTTAAACAAAAAGGAAAATTGCCAATACATAGAGACAGTCCAAATCCATATATTGATGCATTTTGGGAATGGTGGCCAACTCTTTATCCTAAACTTCATACATTTAGAATTACTGGTGGTGAACCATTACTTAGCAAACATACATGGGCTGTATTGGAATACATAAAAGAAAATCCAAGATCGGATCTGACACTGGCAATCAATACTAATATGAATGTTCCTGTTAATTTAATCAAAAAATTAATAGAATATATACAGATAATTGCCCCTCAAATTAAAGATTTTGATGTATATACTAGTATTGAAAGTACTGACAGTCAGGCAGAATATGCTCGTAGTGGAATGGTATACAATCAATTCAAAGACAATTGTGAATATTTTTTAAAAAACACACCAAATAATTCTAGACTTCATATTATGACTACGGTTAATCTTATGAGTGCTCCAACATTTATTAATTTTTTAGAATTAATTCAAACATGGAGAGAAAAATATTTTCTTAATCGGCATGATTTTAGAGTCAGAACTATGATCAGTTATTTACGTTGGCCTCAGTTTTTAAGTTTAAATTTATTATCTTTAAAAGATAAACAAAATTTTGCTAAAGAATGGATAAGTTTTGTTGAAGATTTTGTAATTACAGAAGAATATGAAAGTTTTCATACGTTTTATGTTGAAGAGTTAGATCAGATAAAAAGATTATGTGACTATATGATTACTTCTAAACCAGAAAGTCAGACTCATTATGATGATTTTCGTAGTTTTATCAATACGTGTGATCAGCGCAGAAATACAAGTTTTATTAAAACTTTCCCTACATTGGAATATATGATGAACTCAAATTATTATGGGCAAACTAGTGAATAAATCTAAAATTATTAATATTATTCCAAGAAAAAATATTCAGGCTAGTAGTGATATAAAAAGCTATGATCAGGCAAATGAAATTAGTCCGACTTTTTGTGCTGCAAAATGGTACATGACTACTATACATTTGGCTCATGGTGAAACTCATAGTTGTTATCATCCATGGACTCACAAAATTCCACTTGAAGAATTAAAAAAAGATTCTGGTGCTATTCATAATACTGAATATAAAAAGAGTCAACGAAAATTGATGTTAAATGGAGAAAGACCTAAAGAATGTCAATACTGCTGGAACATGGAAGATTTGGGTCACATCAGTGACAGAATTATCAGAAACGATGAGAAATGGACCAAGTATGATTTAGCAGATTTTAAAAATATGACAGGTGATGAAAATGTTTATCCTAGACACGTTGAACTTAGTTTTTCTACTACCTGCAATTTAAAATGTAGTTACTGTAATCCAGGAGTTAGTTCTAAGTGGTTAGAAGAAATTCAGAAGTATGGAGGATATAATACTAGTACAAAATTTAATAATTTTGGTCTAAAAGGACAAGCATTACCATATATCAAAGAGTCAGATGACAATCCGTATATTGACGCTTTTTGGGATTACTTACCTAAAATGTATCCTCATGTTAAAGTTCTCAGAGTGACTGGCGGCGAGCCGCTAATGAGTAAGCATACTTTTAAATTACTTGACTATGTTAAAACTCATGAAAATAAAAATTTAGAAATGGTTGTCAACAGTAATTTATGTGTACCTGATTCACTCATTGATAAGATTTTAGAAGCGGCAATTGAGATAGAAAATGCTAATGTTATTCAAAATTTTAAATTATTTCTTAGTATTGATGCTACTGGTAAACAAGCAGAATATGGAAGAGATGGACTTGATTGGGAACAATTTAAAAGAAATGTTTACAAGTACTTAAACACTGTTGACAACTGTAGAATAGGTTTCACAGTAACTTTCAATATATTTTCAGTGCCTGATTTTCCTAATTTAATTAAATTTTTTCATGAGTTACGAAAAGAATTTCATCCTCAGGGCAAAATAGTTACATATGATAATCCATATCTGAGATATCCTCCACATCAATGTATTAACATACTTCCTAATGAGTTTGTAAAATATTTGAAAGAAACTGAATTATATATGGAACAACATAAAAATGTACCTTTCGGATTCACACAACTTGAAATAGATAAAGTTAAAAGATTGCAAGCATTTATGTTACATAAAGATGCATTGATAGATGATCAATTGAATATATATAGAAAAGATTTTGTTATTTTCGTAGACGAACATGATCGTCGTCGAGATACTAATTTTTTAAAAACATTTCCAGAGTATGAAGAATTTTATAAACTATGTCAAGGACTAACATGAAAGTTAAGTTAACATTAAGAAATCCATTAAATGAGTCAGAAACTCATGATGTATATATTATACCAAAAGATGCCCCAATTGGTAAAAAATGGATCGAAAAACTAACACACTGTCTGACAGAGAATCTTAAACTAGAGAAAAATTATTGTTGGGTAGGTTGGCCAGATGGATCTCGTGATTTAAAATATTTGACGAACAATCTTATGAAATTTATTAATGTGATTAATAATTATAATGACAGTCCAAAATGTCTATGGACAGAAAAATATATTATAACAGAAGTATTCAATGAGTCAAATGTTATGACATCGGATTTTCAAGTGAATCATGATTTGTTTAATAAATTACATCATCATTTTGAAATACTTCAGGGTCAAGTTTGGAATATCAGTGATTGGTTTATAAATGCCGATAATGAAACTAGATATGCTATCAGACAATTAAACAATCATTGTCATGAAATGGAAATTTTAATCAAGCAGATTCGAGCAAAGAATGTATACCCAGATGGAATTAATCCATCAGCTATTATAGCATTTATAAATGGCCCAAGAGAATTGTTAGAGCCTGAAGATCATGATCATTTTACTCTTCAACGTGGCGCTGGTAGAGTGTTTCTAGGTTATTGTCAAATTGGAAAGATTCATTGGGAAGCATATGTAGATGGAGATCAAGATATTCACGATTCTGGTATCAGTGGTTTACGATATGTTAGTGGGGAAATAACTATAGATTTTGGTGCCGGAACTGATAATAGACTTCATCATCAAAATAATATTGACAAATATGCTAAATGGCTAGAATTGAATGGACTTTCAATCGACGATAAATATTTGGCTCATGGGTGGTTACATGTAGCAACGGTTGATTTAACTCCATATACGAACATGTCTCCTCTGGAAATTGAACAATATCTTAGTAAATATTTGGATATTTTTAAAATATCAGTGATTGATGATAATGATGTTACTATAATTGAATCAATATATGATTATCATTGGAACAAAGTTGATTTTGAATCTTCACAGAAATCAGAATTATTCGAAACTTTTAAATCATTTTGTAAAAACACGGATTAATATAAATGAAAGTAATCAAGATAGAAAGACAATTGGATTCAGTAAACAGAAAAACATTTTTTATATGTTGGACTCTGCATGATTTTTGTAATTATAGATGTAGTTATTGTCCACCAGGACTCAATGGTGGTAATAGACGACATATTACATTTGAACATGTAAAAAAGTTATATACTAATTTAAAAAGTAAATTGAGTTCAGATACTAAAATAATTATTGCCTTTAGTGGTGGTGAACCAACATTACATCCAGAATTCATAGAGATAGTTAAATATCTCAGAGAGAATGGATGTGAAGTAACTATGACTAGTAATAGTGGTCGTGGTTTAGAATGGTGGAAAGAAATAGAACCATATCTTACTCATATGGTATTCAGTTATCATCCAGAATTTACTAAATTTGACAAGTTCTATGAAAAAGTTGAGTATCTAAGCCAACACTGTTGGATCAATGTTGATATCATGATGGATCCAGATCATTGGGACGAACTAATAGGATATGCAAATGAATTTAAAAAACTCAAGAGAAATGTAGGTGTAATTCATCTTCCAATTCAACAAAATTTTGGAACTACTAATGAAGGTCTACTATATTCTTATACTGAAGAGCAAAGACAATTTTTAGCAAATCCTCCTAATTTTTATGGATCTCATGATATACCAAAACATAAACTAGCTCAAAGTGGTGGAAAAATTGGGCGTGGGCCAGCTACTGTAACATATGATGATCAAACAACTGAAAGACTTGATTATAAGACTCTTATCGCTAAAGATTTAAATAAATTTAATGGTCTGACATGTAATATTGGCTTGGAAGGATTAATATTAGAATTTGAAGATGTTTATAGAGGTTACTGTCATGTGGGTGGTAAAATAGCAAATCTATTAGATGATGATTTTGATCTTCCTATTGATCCAGTGATTTGCAATAAGGAAAGATGTGCTTGTTCAGTTGATATAGAAGTGAGTAAGTATTAATGAATTCTTCATTTTGTCCCAATCCATTTATATATCTGACTAATAGCACCGACAGTAAAATTAAATATTGTTGTCTGATCAATGACGGAATAAAAGACAATGATGGAAAATTGTTCAGTAGTGACAGTGCAAATATGACTGAAGTATGGAACTGTAATGAACTTAACAATGTTCGTAAAAAAATGATCAATGATGTAAAATTACCACAGTGTCAAGTCTGTTATAAAGCGGAAGACAAGGGTGGTAGTAGTCTGAGATTGGATCTATTGTCATATTGGTATAATGGTCCAAAAAGACCAGAATTTCAGAAAATGTATGATGAATATCTCAGTGAAACAACCATGACTGGACCAGTCAGTGTTGAAGTTAGAACCGGTAGCATATGTAATCTAAAATGTCGTATGTGTTACCCATCATGTAGTATACTTATTGAAAAAGAGTATAACAAAATACAAAAAACTGAACCAGGATGGCATAAATTAAGTTTTGGCTCAGGCAGTAGTACTGTAATACATGACAAGTATTTTTTAGAAACTATTAAAAATTTTGAAAACATTGAAGTATTAAGATTCAGTGGAGGAGAACCATTTTTAAATGAATCAACTAATCACTTGATATCCGAAGCAGCAAAATCTGGCCATAGTAAACATATTGATCTGTATGTCAATACTAATTTTACTAAAATCACTGTACAATTGTTAGAAGATTTAAGTACATTTAAAACCGTTAACATTGATATTAGTTTAGATGGATATAAACAAGTTCATGAATATATTAGAAGTGGATTATCTTGGACTACTATTGAGGAAAATTTAATTAAATTACGTCCATATTTAAATGAAAATTTTTACTTGACCACTAATACTACTGTTCAAAATCTAAATGTGTTATATTTAAAAGAAATTCTAGAATGGACTATATCTGAATTAAATATTACTCCAGTACTCTGTATGCTTAGTAATCCAAAATTTTTAGCAGTTAATAATATGCCAGATGAAATGAAAATTGAGGCTCTCAAACGGTTGAATGAATTGATGAACAGTGATTTGGTTAATAACTTTAAAAATAGTCATTGGCTCAAGGGCCGATTGACCAATATTATTGAGACTATTAATCTTAGTTCAGATGTTAATACATTTCAAGAATTTTTGTATTTTACCAAAGTTACTGATAAAGAAAGAAATCAAGATTTTCGTGTCAATATACCGGAAGTTGCCGAATATTATTTAAATTATTATAATCAAGAAGATATCAATGTCTAATAAAATAAAAAATTCTAGTTTCTGTGTTTTGCCATTCATTCATGTGGCTGCAGATCCTGGTGGGGAAATTAAACCATGCTGTCTGACAAGAAATAGAAATGTGGATGCAACTGGCAAGCCATATAATTTAGGGTATGATAAAATTGAAACATTTTTCAACAGCGATTATATGAAATCACTGAGAAAAGATATGATGACAGACGTTCGCCCAACTACATGTCAGACATGTTACGATGAAGAATCTTCTGGCGGTATTAGTCAGCGACAGACATATACTAAAGGATGGTTTGAAAAAGACCCAGAACTAACTCAAAAGATACTAGACAGTGAATTACAAGATTATCAAATTGAACCAGATATTAAATATTTTGATTTGAGATTTGGCAATATGTGTAATCTAAAATGTAGAAGTTGTGGTCCTGTTAATAGTGTACAATTGTTAAAAGAGTCAAGAGAAATACAGATTAATAATCCGGAAATAAGAAAATATTTTTTGTTCAATGATAAAAAAGTTGACAATATCAATGATTGGTATCAAACATCTGAATTTTGGGAAAATTTTGTATCTCAAGAAGACAACGTAGAACAACTATATTTTACTGGTGGTGAACCAACTATTATTGAACAAAACTATGCAATATTGAATAGATTGGTTGAAACTGGACGATCACAGTCTGTGTCATTAATTTTTAGTACTAACATGACAAACATTCAACCTAAGTTTTTGGATTTAATAAATCAGTTTAAGAGTGTGACATTTTTGGCAAGTTGTGAGGGATATGGTAATGTTCATGAGTATCTTAGATATCCAGCCAAGTGGTCGGTATTTGAAACCAACATTCGTAAATTGGCAAAAATGGATCCACATAGAATAACTATACATTGCACTCCAGTTGTTCAGTCGGTTAATCTCAGTCAGATCACTGAATTCTTTAAATGGATTGATTCAATAAATGAAGAATATGGATTTAATAGAGTAAACATTTTACCTATAGTATTAACATTTCCCACTCACTTGACGTTTGAAATTCTCCCATATGATATGAAACAACGAGCATTGATTAAACTTAACGAGTTTTTGAAAACATCTAGATCATCATTAAATCCTCATTTTGTGGGTAGAATTAATGTAATAGTTGACAAATGTAATAAAGACATGTATAATGAGACAGAACTTATAAAATTTAAAGAGTTTACACTGCTTCTGGATCAGCATAGAGAACAGAGTTTAAACACTGTTAATCCGGAATTATATCAATTGATTTCAAAACTATGAACAATTTAAATACATCAATAGAATTGGCATTAGATACAAATTGTCAGGCAATGTGTATTCATTGCTCGCCATCATATAGTGATTTCTATAGAAATGAATCTGATTCTTTAACTCAAATTACTGATCATAGAGTAATCAAAGCATTTTATAGAACCAGAGCTAAAAATGCATTCACAGAAAAATCTGAAATTAAAAATTCTGTATATTGGGATAATTTTTGGCAAAATTTAACTCAATTGACTGAGATTAGTTTGAATGGTGGTGAACCATTACAAAGTGAAAACACATTAAAATTAATAAAAGATTTAAGTAATCATGATCATGCCAGTAAGATAACATTAAAAATATTTACTAGTGGAATGTCAATTCCTGATTGGTTTTTTGAAATATTAGAAAAATTTAATCAGGTCATTATAACATTCAGCATTGATGCTACTGAAGAACAAGCCGAATATCTTAGATGGCCAATTAGATGGGAATCCGTAGTTGATAATGTAAAAAAATCAATGTCATATTCAAATGTTAAAATATATTTCGCTCTATCGGTTCATTCATTAAGCTTAAGTTGTTTTCCTGATATAATTAAGTGGATATTCAGTTTAAATTTAAACTTGGATTATAATCCTTTAACTTTTAAATATGTTCATAGACCAACTTGGATGGATGTAAGATTTGTTGAACAACATACTAAAGAATATATAAATCAAATAATTTGGGACTTTATTGGCCAATGCAATCAAGATGACTGTCACAAATTATTAATTAATTCTCTCAAAGGATGTTTAGATTTTATGTGGCAACATAAAGATCAAAGACAAAATGTATTACTTCGTAATTTTATTATTAGTATGGATAAAAAGCGTAATACTAATTTTGATATAGTTTTTCCCAAACTAAACAAGGTCATATGAAATTTAATTTAAAAGAATCTAAAACTTTTTGTGTATACCCATTTATTCACATGGCAACGTTGACCAATGGCAATGTCACTCCATGTTGTATTGCCGCCGGAACATCTGATAATTTAAATTCAATGACTATAAAGCAGGCATGGAACAGCAATGACATGAAAAGTATACGATTGGCAATGATGGCAGATCAGCCAGTTAAAAATTGTAAACAATGCTATTTCGATGAAGAGTATGGTATAGAAAGTCATAGACTTAAATCAAATAAGTTTTATTCATCTAAATACTCAGAAAAACTTGATTTAGCTTTAGAATCAGTAGATGAATTCGGACATAGTAGTATTGATCCATTTACACTAGATATTAGAGCCGGAAATACATGTAATCTAAAATGTATAATGTGTCGTCCAAATGAAAGTTCTAAATGGTTGGCTGATAGTAAACTATTAAGTGAAATCAGTCAAAATCCATCACTGAAATCCATATGGACTAGTAACTCAATGATTGACATTGGTCAGTTTACGTGGGTTGAAAAACCAGAATTTTGGAAAGAATTTGAAATATTAGTTCCAGAACTACAAGAAATAATATTTGGCGGGGGCGAACCGTTCTTATCAAAAAGCATTAATAATTTAATACAGTACATGGTAGATACTGGACATAGTGAACATATTAAAATTAGATTTCATACTAATGGAACTCAAATACCCACTTCGTTTTGGTCATTGATTCCAAAATTTAAAGAAATAGAATTGATGTTCTCTATAGATGGATATGATGATAAAAATTACTATGTCAGATATCCTGCTCAATGGTCTGAGATAGAACATAATGTTAATCTTAGCATTGCTAGTGGTGCAAAAACAATGATCTTAACCAGTATACATGCTCTTAATGTTTTAGATTTAGTAGAATTATATCGCTGGTGGATGAAATTAGACTATAAAAATACTACTAGATATCCTATTGTTTTGGGAAGAGTATACAATCCAACATATTTAAATCCACAGATTCTTCCAAAAAATGTTAAGAATAAAATTGAACAGAAAATACAGGAATTTTTACTTGAAGTCAATGACAAATTTCCTGAATATTATTTTACGTCACTGAAAAGCAATCTTAGTTGGATTTTAGAATCTTCTAATACTAATATTGAAGCCATTACTGAGTATGTGACACATTTAGATACAATTAGAAAAACTAACTTTTCAGAAACATTTCCAGAACTTAATCAATTACTAATGAATAATGAATAACAAATCATCTGATCTATTTTGTTACGCTCCTTGGACTCATTTATATGTTAATCCAGATAGTAGATTATTGCCATGTTGTTTGTATGAGGATAAGAATCATGAATTTTCAGTATTAAATAATACTCATTCAATTTTAGAATCAATGAATCATCCAAGAATGATTCAAATTAGATCGGAATTTATACAACATAAAATTCCTGCAGGCTGTTACAAATGTGAGTCTCAGATGAAAATGAATATGACTCCTTATAAACAAAAAATAAATAATATTGCTGAGTCTTCTGATAAACCAATTGAAATACTACAAGATGGAACAGTTGAACATTTTGAACCATTGTACTTGGATATAAGATTTGGAAATTTATGTAATTTAAAATGTTTAACATGCAGTCCTACTTTTAGCAGTAGCATTGCGGTTGAATTCAATAAAATACATAATAGAAAAAATAAAACTCTACATAGATTAGATCATGAGATTATAGACGAAATTTTTAATGATCTAGTTCAGGTTAAAGAAATATATTTGGCTGGTGGTGAACCACTGATAACTGAAGAAAACTATAATCTACTGAATATCTTAATAGAACATGAATTAGATCCAAGTTTAACCTATAATACTAATTTGACAAACATTCAATATAGAGATAAGCAGTTGACTGATCTATGGAACAAATTTACTAATATTACTGTAATTGTTAGTTTGGATGGTTATAAACATGTCAATGATTATATCAGATATGGATCTGATTATGATTCAGTTATTAATAATATTTTGACAGTAAAGCAACAGACGCCACATGTCAAAATAAAAATAAATAGTGTGGCTAGTGTAATGAGTATGTTGTCTCTTCCTGACTTGGGACAGAATCTATTGTCAACACATATATGTTCCGCCAAAGATATTATGTATAGTATTGCTCATCAACCAGAAAATATGGATCCCACGGTTTTACCATTGGATAAAAAAAATCAGATTGTAGAACGATGGGAAAGTTATATACTATGGCTAACTGAAAACAATCATGATTATGATTATATAGATCGTTGTCGTGGGTTGATCAATTATATGATGAGTAAAGATAATTCCATAAAATTTGAACAGATAATTTATAAACTTCAAGAAACTGATCGATTCAGAAATTCTGATTATAAAACTATACTATGAATTATAATGACTTTTGTGTATTACCGTTCATTCATACTATTGATAGATTCTGATTCTCCAGAATGTATTTATATTAATAAATATATCACATGGAGTAATATTATGTTTATAGTCAAATTTTTCAAACGTCTGATCAGAGAATATAGATTTAAAAAACGTCTAAAAGAATTACGTGAAAAAGATCCATTTATATACAAATGATACATTGGGGAGTAAACGCATTAAACCACGGACATGGTATTGCCGTATTTAAAGATGATAAATTTATTGACAATTATGTTGGTCAACATGATCAAATATCAAGTTTAAACATTGATTTAGCACTTGAACACGGAACTCCTGACCGAATTTTTTGGTATGAAAATCCTTGGATAAAAAAGGCTCGGCAAATATATGCTGGTCAATATAATAGGGCATTTGATTTTAGTGTATTACCAAAAAATTATATGAATCTATATACATCAGCGCCTATTACGTATACTTCACATCATTCTAGTCATGCGGCGGCTGGATATTATACAAGTCCATTTAGTAACTGTGCAATTGTGGTTCTTGATGCAATAGGAGAATTTGAATGTGCTACAATTTGGCAAGCTAAACACGGTGAATTACATAAAGTATGGAGTCGCAATTATCCACATAGTTTAGGATTATTTTATAGTGCATTTACTAAGTTAGTGGGACATACACCAATCAAAGACGAATACTTATTACAAAACATGGCAGAATTGGGAGATTCTACCAGATATTATAATCTCGTATTAACATATATGAATGGTCTGATTCATTCTCAGAAGAATCTTCATCGTGGTATATCTGATTGGCCTCACGAGATTAAAAATTTGCAAGATAAATGTGACATTGCTGCATCTGTTCAACAAGTATTTGAAATTCAAATTGAATCAGTTATGATAAAAGCCAAACAGTTAACTGATGCAGATTCATTAGTTTACATGGGAGGTTGTGCTATGAACAGTAAAACGAATAAAGACATTGTAGAACCAATGTGGAAATATATATGGTCATTGCCGAATCCGGGTGATGAAAGTAGTGGTATTGGTTCAGTATTATATCATACTAAAAATCGTATACGTAATTATCAATGGAATTCAGTTAAACATATTACTATCAAACTTTAAAACTTTTACTTACGCCAGATACTCATGTATCTGGTATATTGATCAGTATGAAATTGTCCTGAAAATAATGGATTATATACATTGTTCATATTCTCAAAGTCATTTAAACTTTGACTACATCTAATATGTTCTGAACAATCAAAAAAGTTATTGCCTTGAACCACTATTAAACTTCCTGGACAGATCATGTTAAACCAGTGATCATAAGTAAATTGATCTACATGTTCACTACTAGTATTGATTACTACATCACTGGTAATACCCCAATCATAATCATATGATTTCATATCATTGGTAATAGCCTTGAATCTCCACCCATCCATTTCATATGGTTTATTGATCATATCTGCTATTGACTCACACCATGGATCCAGATCAATGCTACGAATCTTTTTAACTGGCAAATGTTGAAACATCATACTGGCCAATATTCCAATCCATCCTCCAAATATATATACATTACTTGGTTGATTCATATATTGTTTTAATGTGTTTACTAACCAGGCTTTACTCTGAAGTTGTCCGGACCAAGTAGCGTCTAGAGCGCGAGTACGTTCGTCGTCTGGTAGATTTCTAATAGCATTAAACCAATATATCAAATCATTGGTATTGATGGTGAGTGATTGACTTGTCATATATATATTTATTTTTGGTTACATGTATTATAAAGTAAATATTAACATGGATAATAATGAGTTAGAACGTAGACGTAAATTGTGGGAACAAGGATTTTGGGAAATTCCAGATGATATAGACTGCGATAAATTTGATTTTAACTGGCGTCCATACCCGTATGATCGTCCATATGTTCACGAATTTGGAACTCAATGGCAACGCACGGGCGGGCCAAGATTTGTAGTTCCTGAATATGAAGGAATAAAATATCGTACTGAACAACAGTCCAAAAAGATACAAAGCAAAATAATTCCTAGTAACTTTAAAGTTCTAGTTGATGATAATATAGAATTTGATTATAGTTGGCATCCAGATAATACAGAACCTCCATTTATTTGGGTATTTGGCAATCAACATTTAAGTTCATCTGAAATGCCAACTGTTGAATATCATGTTACTGGAGCCACTGAAAGAAAATTTGTCACTGATGTTTCTGCCAGAATTATTGGAGATCCTCAGTGTTGGAGAGTATTAATTCCTGTTGATTCTACATTTGACTTTAACTGGACTCCACATCCATATGATCCTCCATATATATATGTTTGGGGTAACAAATGGAATGATGCTACTATTGAGCCAACAGTTGAATATCATATGTCTGGAGCAACTGATCGTAAGTATATAACTGATTCAGTTGCCAATTTAGAACCTACTAAAGATAATTGGACTGTATCAAATCCAGAAGATAATAGTAGTTTTGATTTTAGTTGGAGACCAAATCCATTTAGTCCACCTCAAATCTATCAATGGGAAAATAATGGTCCAGTATATACTGTTCCAAATGCTACTGAAATTGTTTATATGACTAGAGAAGATTCTAATGACATTATTGCCAAATATTATGTTACAACTACATTAGAAGATTTGATCGAACAACATTCAACAGAAGTATTCTGGGCATTGAACCGTGATTTGAATTATGATAAGTTTGATTTCAATTGGAAACCAACATCAGATAACTTCAGACATATAAATGTATTTGGAACTTCATTGAGTAAAGATGTAGCCACATACTATATTAATGGACCAATTTGGAGTAAAGGATTCAGAGAACTTAACTATATAGACTATGAACTTGATATTGTTACTGATCTAGATATGTTCTATGTCAATCGTGGAAATAATTCAGATCAGTTTGATCAATTGAAATTACAATTCCCACAACTACAAAAAACCAGATATGCCAGTAGCTGGATTGATACTATCAATCGTTGTATAAAGAAATCATCCACCAAACTTATATGGATATTAAGTAGTGAAGTAGACTATAGTGAGTTTCAGTTTGATTTTTATCCAAGTCATTGGCAACGCAACATGATTCATGTATTTGGTACTCAGTGGTCACATTGGGGAAATACATATATGATTAATACTGAATCATTTGAGACAGATACCAAATATCTAAAACAGATAGAACATGTCAAGAATATTAATTTTGTTAGACGTAGACGAGCCAAGATATCACAATGTCTACATGACATTGTTTATATTGATTTTGGAAATAAATCTGATTCACTATATCAATTACAAGACAAATGTGATGGTCATCAAATAACAGTGTTGTCATATGATAATAGTTATATTGAGACATTGACCAAGTGGGTCAATAGTAAATCAGAATATGAAATCAAACAAGAACATTATGTTTGGGTTTGTTCTAGTTTGTGTGACTACGAGAATTTTGATTTTACTTGGGTAGGAGACCCATTTCAATTTAATCAAGTACATGTATTCTCAAGTAAATTTGAAAACTCAAGACAAAAGTTTGGTGATACATTCTTTATCAATATAAATGAGTTCAAGAAAGAAAGTGAAGACTTAACTTCGCTTGAAGCTTATAGTAAATCTGTAAATTACATTGGACATATAACAGTTCCCAGATTAAAACATCCTGTTATTGAACATGATTATGATAGTCAAGCAGATGCTATTATGAAAATTTCTAATAGAAATTGGCCGTACTATGAATTAATTAATGGTAATTCTGCTTCTGAAAATAAGCAAAATGTAGTTCCTAATATGTGGGATTCTCGTGATCATCAGATAATTATTACTAGTACGGGATCATCACGAATTTTTGTTCCTGATATATCAATTGATATAGTACAGTCTGAAGTATATGATTATCCAAACATAAAGATGTCTGAACAATTAGATGAATCCAAATCATTGGACATTGTATTCTTTAGTAATGGAGAGCCAAATGCTGATGAAAACTATGATCAAATACTGAAAATAGTATCAGATCAAAGTTTATCTAATAGAGTAGTCAGAGTTAAAGATGTAGTTGGACGAGTTGCCAGTCAACATGCCGCGGCCAATGTCAGTAATACTAGTTGGTATTTTTTAGTTAACGGTAAACTCAAAGTAAATCCAAAATTTGATTTTTCATGGCAACCAGATAGATTACAGAGATCAAAACACTACATCTTCATGGCAACAAACCCAGTTAATCATTTAGAATACGGTCATCAGGCTATTGTAGCAAACAATAAACGATTGACATTATTAACTGACGTTCGTGGTCTAGACTTTACAATGGATAGTGCACATGAAGTTGTAGATATGAATTCTGGAGTTGCTATTTATAATACTGATAGTTGGACTACTTGGAGAACTGCATTTAGAGAATGTATTAAACTCAAACATTATAGTGTTGTCAATGACAATCAACAGAACTTGGATCGTTTGAATACTTGGTTAACTGTTGGTGATGGTAAAAATGGACAATGGAGTACTGGTGGGGCATATGATGCCATGGAGTACTATGAATCAGTTAATGGTGAATTGTCAGAATTAATGAAATCTTATGATTGGGCAATGTTGAAAAAACTTTACGATAGTAAGTATAGTTAATTATTAGAAATGAGGAACAACCCAAGGATCAACGATAACTGGAGTGCCATCATCTCTTTTCATAAAGTTTTGATCATGAAGATCCAAAACCCAATCCTTGGTATTTCCAATTTTATTTAACTTTTTAATAGTTTTATATAATTTATCTACACCCGCGGGCCCAACTAATTTATCTAAATCTTCAAAGGCCATTTGAATATTTGAACCATATTCTACTGGTATTAATTTTATAAATGTTTCAAAATCACCGTTTTCTTCAACATCATCAGCCATACCCGCTAATAAATCACCAGTTCCCTGATCAAGTTGAAATAAGAATTCTTGACGTATTTGTAAATAACGATGACCTTTAAATATGAAACTGTCATACCCATAAAATTTTGGTAAAAATGGATTGTCTTTATTTTTATCGCAAAACTTAGCCCATTTGAAAAACATCAGATGATCTTCACTAAAACTATCACTATCTTTTTGTGTTCCAAATACTTTTAAAACCATATTAGTTCCTGGTTCTAAGTAGGCACTTTGATCAACACCCGCTTTCAAGAATTTATATCCTTTCTTTTCAAGAGCACGTCTAATACCAACGTCTGTTTGACTGTATTCTTCCAGTTCTTGTTCGGGTATAAATTCTTGATATTTCATATTAACCGTTTAAGATTGATGTTACTTTAGCGATTAAATCGGCGTTTGCCCATGTATCACGAATAGCATCATATTCATCATTTTCCCAAACAGTTACGCCGCGAGTGGATGACCCACGAGTTTCAGTTTCTCCATTTGGACGTTCTTCGGTAATAAATGGTCCCAATTCAACTCTAACATGAACTTTACGATTTTCAATTTCTTCTTGAATTTCACGAATTCTAAACTCATTTGTTACTTGTCTTTCTGATAAAACTACTTCATTAGTTAATGATTGTGTACCTAAGATAGCCATTTTATTTCCTTTTAAAAATGATACAAGTATTTATTCAATTTTTTGTTAAAAAAGAAGTTTCATTTATTTTCATATTATAGAGCCCATGGATCAAGAATAACTGGTGTGCCATCTCGACGCATCATGATGTTGTCACCGTGAAGATCATAGGCCCAGTTTTTTTGATTCGCAATATTGGCAATATCTATCATTGTCTGATAGAACAATCTCAAGTCTTTGTCATCTATTTTCTCTTTTATTTGTTTCCATGATGCTCTGGTGTCAGCATAATTATTATTAGTGTACTTTTCGTCCATTGTCTCAAACGGAACTTTGCGTCTGGCCATCATGGCCATGGATTCTATTGTTCTTTTTTGATCTTTTTCCAAGTCATATAATCGTTCTTGACGAATCTGTAGATAGACTGAACTGCCCCAATGAAAACTTTCAATGCCTGAAAACTTTGGTAGAAATTTATTATCAGAATGCATATCGCAATACTTAGACCAATAATATGCCATCTTTTGATGTTCATTAAAATTGGTCTGTGGTTTGCCATTCTTTTTCACAACATCTGCCCCGTCTCCAGTTCCAAATATTTTGAGAATTTGTCCAGTTCCTGGTTCTAAGAATGCAATCGCATCATCTCCACGACCTTTCTGTTTATAACCTTTTTTCTTGAGAGCATCAATAATACCTGGATCTATGTGACTTTCTTCATTGATAATTTGATTGATTTTCATGATATAGTATTTATCCAAAATCTCTTGACTGTTATGTATAATTATGAGATAATCATTAAATGAGCGAAGAAAACATTTTTGATTTTACTGGTTTACCACCACCAAAAAAGAAAAAAGAAGTGGTTGATGATGTTAGAAATATCTTAATTCTAGAATTGCCAGGAACTAAAGATGGTGAAATGAAACTTAAGAAGATATATGAAGAACTTACTGAAAGAGGATTCAAGTGCAAACTTATGAATTAACACTTAAATGTGATGCTCCAGAAGACTTTTACGTTATTAAAGCAGCCAATAGTGTTGACCTAGATGTAGAAAAGAAACTGACACATCATATCAAAATACGTGCTGATATTGAAAGTCAATATAATATTGGTCTGATTATTGGTAATAGTGGATCAGGTAAAACCACATTAGCCAAACATATTTGGGGTGATAATTGTTTTGATACATTATTGAAACCGGATCAGGCTGTTATCAGTCAATTTGATGATAGTTATAGTTATGATGAACGCGTATCATTCTTAAGTGGAGTTGGTTTAGGATCACCAGTTACATGGATTGCACCAGCCAAAACTCTAAGTAATGGTCAACAAGCCAGGGCTGAATGTGCCTTACAAATGGCAAGATTAGATGGACAGTTTATTGTTATTGATGAATGGACTTCGGTAGTGGATCGTTCAGTGGCTAAAGCTATGTCACATAGTATTCAAAAACATGCTAGAAAAACAGGTAAACAAATAGTTTTATTGAGTTGTCATTATGATATCGTAGACTGGCTTAACCCAGATTGGATCATTGACTGTAATACTCAAGACTATATTGATCGGAGGTTACTTTGTCCAAGGCATACCAGATCCGAAGAGCTTGTTTTTGGGATTAGACAGCTTACAGACTCAAAAAGTTGGAAAGTCTTTAGCAAATATCACTATCTAAGTGATAGTTTACCACCAGGAAAAACCTATATGTTTGGGTTGTTTCATGAAGATATTCAAATAGGATTTATTGCCTATAGTAATTATGTTATGTGGAAACAAGAACATAAAGATGCTGGTATACCAATGGTAATGCATGCCAATAGAATTGTAGTTCATCCTGATTATTGTGGATTTGGATTAGGTGGTAGAATGACTGATATTACCGCTGATTATATGAAACATGAATTAGGATTTGATGTTCAAATTAAGTTAAGTAGTGCTAGTATGGCTAATTTATTAAAGAGAAATGAACGATGGGAATTACGAGATGTCAGTAGAAACGTACACAACATATGGTCAGGAAAAGGTAGAAACGGAAGAATGGACGTTAAAACATACAGTTTTAAGTTTTTAGACTGAAACAGATTGAAACAATTAAAGATATATCTAATCCGAATTTAGTTGACTATAAACATAAATAGTAGTATTATAGTTAAAAGTCGATCAAAGGAGATCGTATGTTTATCAAATCAAAATTAGTATTATTGACCGTAAGTTTATTGTTATCATCCTCAGTATTAGCGGATGGACGTGGACGTAAACACCCACAGGATCATGGATATAATCGTGGTCATAATCATAATCATAATTATAATCATGGATATAATCGTGGTCATAATCATAATTACAATCGTGGGTATAATAATAATTGGATAGCTCCCGCACTTATTGGTGGAGCAATCGTGGGTTCCATGATTTATGGTGTCACGAGACCTGACCCAGTATATGTAGCGCCGGATCCTGTATACGTTAATCCTCAGATTCCTTACGGATACCATTACGAAACAATATTTGATGGTAACTGTAATTGTTATAGACGAGTTTTAATTCAAGATTAATAATGACTACTACAATTTTCAGACAGTATTTGGATACAGAACTAAATGGATAAATTATTTCTCATATTGATTATGATTCCGATAATTGGATACACATGTTATAAAATTATAACTTATGATTGGTCTAATCATAATGAAGATATTAAAAGTATGGGCGATGACATATTTTAAAGAATTGTTGTAAACCCTGAGTAATCAGGACAGAAGTAAAGAGAAAAGTGTTCAAGACGCGGTTATCGTATACCGCCAGCTCCACCATAAAGGGATTACATGAATTACATTGACAATACTATAGTGCTTGAAAACGGCAGAACAGTACATTACACAAAAGATGTATCTAAAATGTCGCTTAAAGAAGCTAATAAAATGTTAGCCACTATTAGAAAGTCTCTTTATGATGGGGCTGAAAGGATTCGATTGGGCAACAAGTAACGGAATGGACAACTCGTCAGCGATAGACGTAAAAACTAAACAACCAATAAATGCTAACGATGAAAATTGGGCATTAGCCGCTTGAAAAAGTTGCTTAGGGTAGGAAATACCTCGTAACAGAAAATACCAATAGGGACTTTCGGGTCCCTATTTTATTAACACTAAATATCTAATCATGGAAATAAAAACTTCTGCTGATTGGTGGGCAATTGAACAAGAATTAAAAACTCAATTGAAGTCAATGAATTATAATAGTGATCTTTACAAGATGAAAGATAATATTACAGTTATGGTGGTTGAATTAAACAAAGCTGAAGTTACTGCCAGAAGAATCAATAACTTTAAGTATTTGGAACCACAAATTTGTGAGATTAATCAAGCGATTAATAATCTAGAAAAATGGATCTTGATGTTGATCTTAAGCCAGTAATAAATACATATGGAGAAAGACATCATGGAAATGAAAACTTATTGGGCATTTGTAAAAGCTGGAACTGGGAACTTTATCAAAGTTACAATTCAGGCTGATACCCCATACAATGCCTTACAAATACTAAAAAACACCTACGGTGACAATTTACAAAGTGGGCCGGCTTTAGTCAATTAATTGGATACTAATCATGAAAAAAGTTGTATTGGCAGTTATATTTGGAATCATTACTCTATTATCAGGTTGCGTGGCATATGATCCATATTATCAGTCACGACCAGTATATTATCAACCACAACCAGTATATGTACCACGTCCAGTATATATACAACCACGTTGTACGTGGGTTACTCAATGGGACAGATATAATAGAACGTATAGAAACGTTAAAATTTGTCGTTAAAAGTGTTGTAAAATTACAACAAAAATCTCTTGACATTTAATCAATATTAGTATATAATTATCACATACACTGATAAAAGGAACTAAAAATGTTAGAAATCATCGTTTATCTCGCTATTTGTGCTGTAATTCAGATCGTTTTAATCAAACTTTTTTTCTAAAATACTGTTGTTTTAATACAACATTATAATTTGACAATAAATCCATTATCTGATATAATATACACATACACTGAGAAAACGGATACGAAAATGAACGAATTCAAAAGCTGGGAAGAAATGTCAGAATTAGAACAACTCGCTTGCGAGTACTCTGATTTTTATAAGGACGCATACGGGTATCGCCCCCGTCTGGACACTTCCAGTTGGACTGTGGAAGAATTCGAAGTGGTATTTGAGGAACTCGCCAAGGTTTGTAAGGCAAACGCACTTGCTCGTAAAGAAGAAGAATCTTACAAAGCTCGCAAGTTGGAGGCTCGTATTTCTGAATTACTCACCATGGGTGCCAAAGATCGTGCAATGGCTATTCGCTGGATCAGTGAGGCGGAAGATGCCGGCGGGGATATGGAATATCTCTGTTTTCTACTCGGCGTAGAATACGGTTATTTTAAAAATAACCAGTAGTTGTATTTTTACAACAAATTTGTTGACAATAAATCCCATTTCAGTTATAATTATTACACACACTCACAAAAAGGAATTAAAAATGAAAGAAGCCGTTAAGTTGTTACACTATGTGGATCCGGGTCATTCTTGGTTACGTGTCCCTCTGAAAATGCTCAAGAAATTGGGTATTGCCAATAAGATTTCATCTTTCTCGTACCAACGTACTGAATATGTTTATCTTGAAGAAGATTCTGATATGACCGTGTTCATGAAAGCCATGGAAGCCAAGGGTCAAAAAGTTGTATTCGTTACTCGTCGCACTGATCGCGAATCACGTATTCGTAAGTATGGGCAGTATCAATCTGCTCAATCAGTAGTTGATAGCGTTACTCGCCGTTCGTTAGATGAATTGGTTTCGGAGGAATAAAAATGTGTAAACCTAAATCACTCAAACGAATCACTCCAAAAATGTATGTGTTTTTAACTGCAAAATCTGGAACTATTTTTGAAGTGCCATATAAAATGGATATTCCTACTACTGCCTGTGCTAGTAGAGGGGTTAAACTTGTTCGTACTGATAGAAAAGCACTGAACAAAAGTTACGTTCTTGTATTATAATCGGGAGAATTGTCAATGAGTAATACTACTCTGTCAGAAGTGGTCAGATCAATTATGTTTGGTGATTTGACCAATGATGAATTGAATAATGTTGCACAGGCGATTAAATTTCGCCGTACTGAATTGGCCAAAACTACCAAGAATAGTTTAACTATTGGATCCAAAGTCAGCTTTGTTGATCGTGGTGGTAGAAAATATTTGGGTAATGTTACTGGCATCAAAGTCAAAAACGTTATCGTCAATACCACTCTTGGAATTTACCGAGTACCAGCTTCAATGTTAACTGTAGAGGATTAATCATGGGTTTAGATATGTATTTGACGGCAAAACGTTATTTGCCAGAATATAACAAAGAAGTTAAAGAAATGCGAGAATCAATTACTGTCTCTATTGGTAGTCCATTTGGCACTGTTAATGAAGTGTCGGTGGAAGCTGGTTATTGGCGAAAAGCTAATGCCATTCATAAATGGTTTGTGACTAATTGTCAAAACGGAATTGATGAATGTCAAGAAACTTATCTTACTCGTAAGAATATGGAATCATTGTTAGAAACGGTAAACACTGTGTTAGCCGATAATAGTACTGCGGGCGAATTATTGCCTCCATCAGATGGATTCTTTTTCGGATCAACCGAAATTGATGAATATTATATTCAAGATTTAGAATATACAAAAGAACTTTTAGAAAAGATTCTATCATCCGATCAAAAGGATTGGGATTTTTACTATCGTGCAAGTTGGTAATTTAACTTAATAAGGAAATTTATGAATTTAAAAGTAAAAGCGGGTTTAAAAACTCTAGCAGTATTCGGTGTTGCAATTGTATCTTCACTTGTGACTACATTGATTATTATGTATGTACCCCCAATGGTAATTGCCATGAGTTTATTGATTGTGGCACTAACTATTATATCTCATACAGTGTATAAGTATTTTCTTACAATTGGTGAAGTACAAGAAAAATTAAACACTCTAATTGGTAAATTGGAAAAATGAAATCTCATCCGGCAAAACTCAGTTACGATATTGTTACTATAGTACTGATGTTTGTGGCTGAAAGTTTAATAATCGGACCTATGATTTATTGTATTGTTCAGATTATTTCTTGACAATAAATCGATTATCGTCTATACTATCTTTTCAATATTAATTTTAACGGAGTTTTCCAAATGGCATCAAAACCAGAATCGTATACAGTAACCGCTGTACAGGCACGTAAAGCAATTTTACAATCATTTAAATCCAAACGCCCAACATTTATTTGGGGTCCACCAGGAATTGGTAAATCAGAAATTGTAGAAGAAATCACTAAAGAACTTGGCGGACATTTGATTGATTTGCGTATGGCTCAAATGGAACCAACCGACATTCGTGGTATTCCGTTTTATAACAAAGATTTAGGAAAAATGGATTGGGCACCTCCGATTGAATTGCCAGATGAAGAAATGGCTAGTAAATATAAACGTATTGTATTGTTTATGGATGAAATGAATAGTGCCCCGCCAACGGTTCAAGCGGCAGCCTATCAATTGATTTTGAATCGCCGAATTGGTAAATATGTCTTGCCATCTAATGTTGATCTGATTGCCGGTGGTAATCGTGAATCAGACAAGGGTGTTACTTATCGTATGCCAATGCCATTAGCCAATCGTTTCTTACATATTGAAATGCGGTCTGACTTTAATACATGGCAAACATGGGCAGTTCTTAATGGTATTCATAAAGACGTTGTGTCATATTTGTCATTTGCCAAAAATGATTTGTACGATTTTGATGCAAAATCTTCTAGTCATGCATTTGCTACTCCTCGTAGTTGGGTATTTGTATCAGATATCTTGAAAGATTATGATGACAATAGTGATACTGATACATTATTTACATTGGTTGCTGGTTGTGTAGGTGAGGGATTGGCCGCAAAATTTTCCGCTCATCGTAAAATTTCAGGTAAACTTCCAAATCCATCCGATATTTTGAATGGCATCGTAACAACATTAGATATTAAAGAAGTATCGGCTATGTATTCATTGACCATTAGTATGTGTTATGAAATGAAAGACATGATTGATAATAAACGAGTATCGATCAAAGATTTCAATCCTATTTTTGATAATTTTCTGTCTTATATGATGACCAACTTTGAAACTGAATTGGTTATCTTGGGCGCCAAAATTGCTCTCAAGACATATAACTTGGATATGGATCCAACAAAACTCAAACATTTTGAGGAATTTCACAAGAAGTTTGGTAAATATGTATTGGATGCCGTTAAGTAAAATTTAAAATGGATGATGCCATTTAAGGGATAATGAATTTTCATTATCCTTTTTTTAAACTTGACAATAAATCTATCATATGTTACAATACAATATAAACTGGAGAATTTTATGAGTGATGTAATTAATAAGTCCAAAAAGAAAAGTAAAAACAAAACTAATAAATTTGATAATCTTATTGGTGTTACAGATTCAAAAATTGATGACCGTGCTCGTGATCTATTGATTACTGCTCGTGTTGGTTTGTTGATTCGTCATTCATTTTTTGGTAATTTGGCTACTCGTCTTAAATTAATAAATGCAGATGAATGGTGTTCAACGGCAGCTACTGATGGACGTAATTTTTATTACAATAGTAAATTTATCTGTTTATTAAAACCAAAAGAAGTTGAATTTCTTGTTGGACATGAAGTACTTCATGTTGTATATGATCATATGGGTCGGCGTGATAATCGTGATCCACAAATGTGGAACATTGCCAATGATTATGCAGTCAATGCCGATTTGAAACGTCATAAAGTTGGTGAATTTATTACCAGTGTTCCCTGTTTGTATGAAGCAAAATATGATGGTAAATATTCAGAATATATCTATGATGATTTAATGAAAGATGTTACTAAGATTAATCTTGATGATCTTATTGACAAGATGTTAGATGAACATATGGATTCTGAAGATGATTCGGATGGTGAAGGTGAAGGTAAAGGACGTCCAAAGACAATGACTCAGGAAGAACGTGATGCTCTTCGTCAAGAAATTAAACAAAACATTATTAATGCCGCCAAAGGTGCTGAGGCCGGACAATTACCAGCTGGCGTTAAACGATTATTGGATGATGTCACCAATCCAAAAATGCCATGGCGCGAATTAATTCAAACTAATTTAACATCATCTATTAAAACTGATTATTCATTCTCTCGTCCTAATCGTCGCGGTTGGCACTTAGATGCTATTATGCCTGGAACAACTCCGGGTGAAGAAATTGATGTTGTTGTTGCTATTGATATGTCAGGTAGTATTAGTAATACACAAGCTCAAATGTTTCTCGGTGAAGTGTCGGGAATGATGCAAATGTTTGATGGTTTCAAAATTCATGTATTTTGTTTTGACACTAACATTTATAATCCTCAATCCTTTACTAGTGATAACTTGGATACTATGAGTGATTATGAACCTATGGGTGGTGGTGGAACTGACTTTACTGTAATTTTTGATTATCTTAAAGAACGTGGCGAAGATACCAAACGATTAATTGTATTTACTGATGGTATGCCATTTGGTTCGTGGGGTGATGAAGATTTTACAGACACAACTTGGATTATTCATGGCAATGACACTATCGTTCCTCCATTTGGGACACATGCATATTTTGATTGATTATAAATACT